CCGTCAGGATTCGAACCTGAATCAGCCGATTATCTGTCGTTACGAGGTATAAGCTCGCTGCTCTACCAATTAAGCTACAGAGGCGTGAATTATGGTGGGACCGCTGGGATTCGAACCCAGGACTGCAGAATTATGAGTTCTGTGTTATAACCTCTTAACTAAAGTCCCAAATACCTTTTCGTATAGCCATTATATCATCTTTTCTAATAACTTTCAACTGTTTTGGAAAAGATGACCATTTAGCCAGGTCTCTTTCTGTCTCATATCCTTTAACTTCTATATAGAGATTTTTATCTCTGAGATAAAAATCAGGAAAATACTTTCTAATCCCATTCCATTCATATTCAAACCATTCATTTGACCTTTCAATTTGAATACCATTAGATTTACAGTATTGATAGAATTCTAGTTCCCATTTACCTTGAAATTTGATTCCATCAAAAATAATCTGTTTTGTTCTACCTCTATTAGAGGAGGTATAAGATTCCGGATTATTTTCAACAGCTAATCTCATAGCTTCAGAATGTTTTAATCTTCTTTCCTTATTCCATGTTTGTCTTTTGCTAGCATCACTCAATTTAGTACGGGTTACTTCGGAAATTTCATAATCAATTTTATCCCATTGATTGGATTTTCTTTTAGTTTTTTGTGCATCTAACCATTTTTGAGACTTAGGCTTAATAATTCTATTTGGATTCTCTTTGCATAATCTTTCATGATTACGCAAAGAATTTTCATTTTTACATTCTTTTTGGCAGTATTTACATAATAGCATAAGATTTCTCTTTTACTATTATTTATAAAAACTAAGTTTTTGGAGTCGCCTGCTCTAACCAACTGAGCTACAGGCCCCAATTGATATATCAATTATATGTGATCTAGGATTAAACGTCAAGAATAAAATCACTAAGATCACATGACCCAGCCACGTGTCTGATAGGGAAAGGTTCCTGAAATTTCGGCTTCTAATTGCCCCGATGACCAACTGCAGTGACCTAGTAATATCATATAATCACGTGGTCCATTTCCGGCGATGATGTCATTAATGATGGACATTCCCGAAGTAATGTATAAGTTGGTATTTCCGTGCAACAGTGTAGTGTATTGTGTACAATAATCATCAGTGTGCAACACATACCCGCTTTCCTGATCTATAGGGCCACCGTAGTATATTTTACCCCAGTCGGGTAATTTTAATTGCAGTGCAATTTCTTTGGCCTGGACGGTGGGGTATTTCTTGTTGATGATGAAACCCACAGCACCGTCGTCGTCAAATTCGTGTATATACACGACACTTTTTCTAAAGACGCCGTCTTTGATGTTTGGTAAACTTACAAGTAATTGTCCGCGGATTGTCAATTTTAAAGTCCAGTGTATTCCTTATATTTACACCGGATTGTGAATCTGGCCTGCCCAGAGGGATTCGAACCCCCGACCTACGGATTAGAAGTCCGTTGCTCTATCCAACTGAGCTACGGGCAGATTCTGTTATTATACAGAGTCGACACTTTTGTGTCAAATTATTTATATACGTAGTTTCTTACTAGACCTTACATAAATATTCGGACCTAGACAGTCTTATTAAACATTACCCAGGAGATGAGATATGATAAATTTAGATGACTGGCATTTTGCTGACAATAAATTCAGTATGGAGAAAGCGCATTGGCTGGCCAGACTGGCTGGACTTGCATACGCACAACCACTGACAGCAAGACGAGTATTTAAATCAGCTGGAATCACTGAAAACAAATTTTTCGAACATCAAGGTGCCCAGGCTTACGGAATTGAAAAAAACGGTATAATATTCCTAGCATTTCGTGGCACTGAACCCAAACAAGCCAGCGATTTACTAGCTGATGCCAAGGCCTGGCATACAAAAAGCAAATTTGAAGGTTCTGTGCACGCTGGGTTCCGCGGAGAAATAGATAAACTCTGGCCACAGATTGAACAGTGGTTGTCTGGACACACTGGGAAGCAAATTTATGTCACAGGGCACAGCCTCGGAGCTGCCATGGCAACGTTGGCTACTAGTCGATTACCCAAAACCACCATTTGCTATAACTATGGGTCACCACGTGTTGGGTCGCCAAAGTTTTGTCGTGAATTTGATGAAGATTATGAGTTACACCGTTTTGTCAATAATAACGATGCAGTCTGCAGAGTTCCACTATACCTCATGCACTTTCGACATGTTGGTAAATTACACTACATTAACACCTACGGTAATATAAGAAATTCCAGTAACTGGCAGAGGGTTAAAGATAGATTCCGGGGTTATAAGGAAGCCTGGAAGAAAGGCGAATACTTTGACAGCATGTACGATCATAGTATGGAAAAGTACATCGAAAAAGTCGGCAAAGCCTGTCAGGGCAAGTAAAGATAAAGCCCACGACGTGGGCTTTATCATCTGTAGCACTATAACTTTATATAATATTCTAAAATAACGGCGTTCTTATCTGCCTTCATATTAAGAATTTTACAGTATTATATACTAATATATTTATTTCTGATTTACAAAATCATAAAACTTTTTAGCGGCATCTAGAACAGCATCTGCTCCAGGAACTTCTGGCATCTTGACAGTGGTTACAATTTCACCATCTTCTTTAGTGACAGAAGTTTCGAATTGACCCCATTTGCTGTGGTAGTCCTGCCACACCTGTGTCTGTGCCAGCTCAAGAATCTTGGTACGGATTTCATAACCGTTCTTGTTGGGCTTGACCTGTGGCATGCCATTTTTGAATGCTTCGGTAAATTGTTCTACAAATTTAGTAGGGTCTGTAAAATTAGACATAATGTACTCCTTGTATGTGTGTGTGTCTTCTAATTTACATAACTAGCGTTATGTTCGGTTATTATAGTATGATACTATAAATTGTCAACTAGTCATCGTTAAACGATGACTTATTTTTAATTTTTCTCACCAATGAAGATATGGCTGCGTCTTTGTGCTGTCCAGGTATCTGTATTTGTTGACCCGTAACCTGTGTTGATTACTGGACGGGCATCTCCAAAAAATGCTGAAGCGTCATAAGAAACCAGTACAACAATATTACCAGTCGCAACTACATCTAAAGCGGCAGCCAATGCTATTACATTTGAGGGATCGATGTAAGTGTCATAACGTGTTGGCCCGTCAACAGTGTTACCATAGCTATCTAATACTATCATGATATGGCCGCGTGTCTCTGCATTTACAACTTCAATGTCGTTCACTATAACACGGGCAGGCTGAAAATCAGGAACATCGTAGGTCGATGATTCGGCGTAAATTTTGTTACCACTGACATATTGTGTGGTTGATATGGTAGTGGTTGTGCCAAATGCTTCGTAGAACGTAAAAGCGGGCACTGTTGATATCCAGGGCCGACCCAGTGTTAATCCAGCTGGATTGGGATTATCAATGACGTCATTGTCATTATACTGCGTCGGTAGTTCGGTTATATCATATGTTGCTCTAACATTACCGGCCGCGGCTCGATCAACAGAGGCTAAATCTAATTTAGCTTTTTGTCGTAGTTCTTTGGTTGCCAGTGTAGAGATTCCGTTCGCTGCCATAATGTATATTCCTTGATTAATAAATCCAGTTAATTGATGATGCGGCCAACTGATCGCGATATTGATCAATTACACCGTCAAAGTATGATTTAAATTCTTCGTAGTTGCTGATACGATCCCGTTTGAATTGTTTATTTGGATATATTCGCTGATGCAATGTCTGATGTCCATCAGGAACATCGGACCCAATATCAACTATATCAACGTTGGGGTTTCCGGTTAAATTTTCGTAATAATAAATTTTTTGAATATTATAAAGTGTAAATGCACTGGCCAGCGCCAGTGCCTCTTGAATTTGAGCCGCTATAATTCGCCCAAACCTAGGATCATATATTACATTAATAGTTGATACATCAAGATTACTTACTTGTTTCCTAGATCCATTAGTATTGAGTAATAGCTTCGTGTCAGTTTTTTCCAGTGTTAAAACTCGTTGTCTAACGGTGGTAATAATTGATAGGAGTTTACTTAATATAAGATCTTCTAAATCAGCACGAACAAGGCCAACTAGTTTATAGTCTGATACAGACGTCCAAAATCTTTCATGATCATCAATTTTTAAAAAATCAGAATAAAATAATTTAATTACATGTGGATTCTGTGAGTTATCTTCCATTAGCTGATAGGATTCATCCAGTGATTTCATTTTTTGATTAAACAGCTCACCAAGACGCTGTCCACCAATCCTGCTCGCTATCATTTCAGTTAATAAATGACTGCCAGTTCTACTCTGAGTTAATACTATTATTTTGTCCATAGTTATATATTCCACCTTTACATATTATTTATATGAGACAAGGGCCCAGGGCCCTTGTATATGGATATATCAATTTAATAAAATATTATTTACTGACACCAGTTAAGATTTTTAAGGCAGTTTCACGAACACTTGCAATCTTATCTGCGGGCAAATGATTAAACTTACCACGCCCTTGCTTGATCCCGGGCTGTCCTTCAGCAAATCCCTCAGTAATTACACTGACCTGTACACTGTCATCTACCGGGTATTCAAAGTTAACATTGGCAATAAAGTTTTGGCCAACTGTGCCCAGCATATAGTCGACTAGTCGACGTGCATCGGCTTGATTCTTTGCTGTCTTCGCCATGGCAACACCACTATACAAAACATATGTACCTGTTCCAGTCTGATCTGGGAAGAATAGTTGGGTAGCATTGGCCACTGGGCGCTGTTTGTTGTTGGATAACATTAGACCATAATAATAAGTATTCATCAATGCAATATCACAAACACCCTGTGCCACAAGTTCGCCTTGCTTACGGTCATTGCCATTGGGTTTGACTGCCAGGTTCGCGTTAACTCCAGACACCCACTCGCGTGCGGCTTTTTCGCCTCGATCTACAATCATTTCACTGACTAGTGTCACATTATAGACATGTGTCCAGGGGCGAATACACACGCGACCATGAAACTTGGGATCTGCTAGATCTGAGTATCCGTGTAGATCTTCAGGATTAATCTTGGCGCGATTATAAATCATAGTTCTAGCACGGTAACTTAAAGCAGCATAGTGACCGTCGGGATCGGCTTTTCCAGCCTTGGCATTTGCAGATACTTTATTGCTGCCTATGGGCTGTGTGAAACCTTTCTCCTTGGCCACTGCCAGTGTGGGGAGGTCAGTAGTGATGATTAGATCAGCTTGATCAACTCCGGAACTGAGCCTTGCTGCCAGACCACCAGCGTCAGTAAACACTGCATTTACCTTGACACCGGTGGATTCTTCAAAAGACTGAAGAATCGGTTTGATATGAAAATCGCTTCGATCAGAAATTACAGTAATTTCAGCCGAGGCTGCTGTGGCACTAACGGCCACGAACCCAATCAGGGCGACTAGATTTTTTAAAGTTGACATAAATTCGATCTCCTTTTTTAATGTCATAATCTGTGTATAACTCCACAGTGAGGGGTTTTCCGGTTCCATCTAGAACCACGGAAATTTTGTTACTTGGTCCATCCCAGTGGACTCCGGTAACTGTGGCATTAAAATCGGTGGGGTTCTTAAAAGGTGGTATTTTAATCTTAAACCACTCGGGTCGGACCATACAAGGGTCTTCGTTAGAGTGTAGATTAAAACTTTTAAGATCTAACCGATCTAATACTACGTAGGGGCCGAAGAAATTGGCCAGCCAGGGTTCTGTTGGTTCATCATATAACTTTTGAAAGTTGTCGTGACCAACAATCCTGCCTTGACGAATTGCCAGGGCGCGACCAAATAACCCATAGACCTGATATAGCTCATGAGTCACCATTATAGCAATTTTTCCTAGTTTTTTAAGTTCAACTAGTAGTTGGCGCAGTGTTTTCCTGACTACGATTGGATCTATACCCTGCATGGGCTCATCCAATAATATAATTTTGGCCGGACTGCAGATTGCACGTAGAATATTCACACGTTGCGCCTGACCGCCACTTAGTTCGTGTGGCATTTTATCCAGCAGGTCCTGCATCTTGAATAAACTGGAGAATTTATTAATATACGTCGGATCCCCGCCGAGCTCAATATTTTGTCTTACATTCAAGTTGGGTAATAGACGCCCATCCTGCCAGGCTACACTGACACCGCGGCGTGGTCCGACTACTGTGGCTAGTCGGCCATCGATATAAACTTCTCCGGAATAGCATTGTACGCCAGCAACAATTCGCAAAAGTGTGGTTTTTCCAGCGCCGCTGGGGCCCAGAACCACAGTGTGCTGGCTAATAGTTAACTCATCGATGACCAAATCAGGTTGACTGGATTTTAGATTTTTTATAGTTAGCATAAAGTGAAAAAATTAAGATCGTGGCCGTAATAATACTTAGTATTAACAACAACATACTATGCGGACCGAGATCACTGAGTTCTTCAGTTTTGGAGAGATAACTCAGGCGCATGGCCAGCGTCTGAAAATTCATAGGTTGTAGGATCAACGATATCGGAAGTTCACGCAGCACGTCTAGAATAATTAAACAAACACCAATCACTAGACTGGGCGCCAAGAGTCCGAGTTTCTGTTTGATTCGAGAAAATTTATCTGAAACATAAACATCAATAACCTCATAATATCGTGCGCTGGAAATATCAGCCACCATGATACTGTTGACTATTAGCCCAAAGTATCTGAATGCCACACCCAGTACCAGTAATATAAACAATGGCACAATACCACCAAGAAGATAAATTAGACTGGCACCGACAACAGTGCCAGGCAATGCATAAGAAAACGTACCTATTCGAGATAATGTTTGCTTGCCGTAATTGCCCACAAATAATATTATACTGACTAGACACAGTAAAATCACCACGGAGACCAGCGTTATACTGTTTATAAACTCGTACAACAGATCAGTATAGACTGTGGTGGAATCCAGGGTCCAGTGTACGCTCACGCCCAGAGAAAATGTCAATAATATCAATGTCGGCGTCAATGCCAGCAGACCATACCAAGTTTGTCCGGGTCGAAGTCCGCCGATACTCAAAAATCCCGATTTAGTTTTTAATGATGCCAGTAACGAGCCGGCAATGGCTAACACAACCAAGCCTGGTATCAATGATGTAAAATTCCAGGTACTAGTCCAGATGTTATAGGACAACATTGTGATACTATTAATACCGTGAAAATTACTAACACCGAAGTCAGCAATAACCTCAGCTGATATGACGGCAATACTAGGAGCAATGCTGACTTTTAGGCTTGGCCACACTGCTATCCAGATAGTTTTAATACTGTCACCATTGGTGACTCGTAACATTTCCCAGGTTGAGTGGCCGCGGTTAGCAAGACTACTGGCAATGATGGCATGCGCATACACTGAGCACGTCAACCCCAGACTTAGTGACGCCCCTAGCCAGGGGTTAATGTATCCAAAAACATCGGATATCTGATAGGACAGTAACCAGGGGGGTACACTGATTCCAACTACAGGTAGAATATATGCCCACCAGCGATTACATCTCCAAGCCAGTGTTGCGGAAAAAAATCCTATTAACATTGATATAGACAGTGTTAATAGGATTAGTGATGCCGTGTCGATAACAGCCCAGAACCAGATCATTCTTGTTCGATTTCAACCTGTAGGGAATACCCACGTGTTCTGGACTGCGACATAGTTTCAGCAGCCTTTTGTTCGGCAATTTCGTAGGGGTAATTACCAGCAATGCCACGTCCGGCATTGTGGATAGTCAGTGTAATTTCGCGAGCAGTGTCAGCATTGTGTTTAAAAATTGACATCAGAACTCCGATTACATAATCCATGGGAGTGGAGTCGTCGTTATAAAAAACCACATTCCAGCGTGGTGGTGGTGTAAATTCTACTCGTGTGCTTTTGACTGTTTTTACTGCTTCTGCGGTCATTTGATTTTTCTCAGATTAAAATGGGCAGGTTGCCCTGCCCGGATATTTATTAAGCCAATTTCTTGACTTCAGTGATTGCAATCTTCTTGGGTTGCAATTCTTCAGGGATACGGCGAACCAATGAAATGTTCAGCATACCCAATTCCAGAGTGGCATTCTGCACTTCCACATAGTCGGCAAGTGTGAATGTTCTCTTGAATCCACGATTGGCGACGCCCTTGTGCAGGTATGTTACATCTTCATCAGTGGTGGCCGGTGTCCCCTGGATCACCAACTCATTGCCATCCTGTGTAATTTCCAGATTATCCATGGAAAATCCAGCAACAGCCAGGCTCACAAGATATTCATGTTCACCTTTTAGTACAATGTTGTAGGGAGGATAACCAGTGCCTGAGCTGTTGGCAAACTGTCGATCCAATTCCTGGAACAGACGGTCGAATCCCACAGTGGCACGATGAAATTCAGGAAGGTTTAAAGTCGTTAGTCTAGTCATTTTATATCTCCTTTTAAAGCAAGATTAACATAATAGGGCCCATAATTGGCACCCTGAGTTTATATGCTATTACATTAGCATATAATATTATTTATACATGAAATTTCTAAATGTGTCAATACATTCGGCGTGGCAGGGATTCGTTTTGCAGTTTACGCTGCCAGCGTTTCTTGGCAGCTGATCGCGCCTTCTTTTTAGCAACGCTGGGTTTGTCATAACATTGACGCTCCTGGAGATCTTTTAATAGTCCAGCGTCTTCTACCTTGCGCTTAAATTTGCGCAATGCCCGTGTCACATCACCGTCATTGACATTGACGGAGATGCCGCGTCTGCGTGTTGTTTGTTCTCTGTAATTTCTTGTCATTTTTATTTTTCCGATTTCAGTGTGGCAATTAAGCGATTTCCGTTTAACTGTGGCTTTTGTTCGAACACCACACCACCGACATTTTCCATCATTTTATTGATGATGTCGAACCCCAACTCAGTGTTAGAGTTTTCTCGTCCACGAAAGCGAACCATGACACGCACTACAGAGCCCCGCTCGATAAATTTTTTAATGTGGTTACATTTAACTTCAAAATCATGCTTGTCAATTCCAGGTCTAAACTGAACTTCCTTGACGTCAATTCGGTTTTCTCGCTGTCGCTTGGCTGTCTCTTTTTCCTGTTGTTTTTTCTGATATAAAAACTTGTTCAAATCAGTGATACGACAAACCGGTACATCTGACTTATCGGTTATCAACACCAGATCTAGGTCCTGATTATAAGCCAAGTCTTGTGCGTCGCGTGTATACATGATACCCAGTGCTTCTCCGGCTTCATTTTGTACTCGAACACGAGGAAAGCGAATACGGTCATTGGCGATCACGCCGTTATCTCTTGATTCTCTGTTATTGAATCTGTCGTATCTGGGATTAAAGTTTTGATTTCGCATGTAGTTTATCTAGCAATTTATTTTATGAGTGTTGATCGATGCCAATGTCTGCAATGGCAACCAATGCTAGATCTTCAGTGTTGTTACAGATAATGTGTCCATAACTAATTAATAGCTTGCACAATGTATTGTTTGTTCTGTTTTCAGCGATCCAATACACCGCGGCGCCGTTTTTATCATGAATCAGATTTGTGCCTATGTATGTTTCAGCAACATTACAGGTATCTGCATTAATTATGGTGAAATCCACCATGTTAGAAACTGCTCGAGCCCAGGGGGCTGTGGTTTCATTAATATTATTTGTATCGTAATAATAGGTGATACTGTTTTCCGGAAACAGTTTATCAAAAACCTGACTTATTTTTTTAACTTGAGAATCGTCAAAACCCATTAGTAGTAGGCTTGGTCCGTTGTCATTTAAAAATAAGCTAGGTGGGGTAACGCTGTATACGCTGTTTTCTAATTTCATATTAGGTGTTTAACCAACTATTTTCAGGATTGTCTTTTTTAGTTTTTCTGTTGCGTGTAATTTTAGATTCATCAATGATGTTGACAGTATTGTCAATTTGAGTAGTGTCATCATTAACCACGGGCTTTTCTTTTTTAATTTTAACACGTGTCTTTTTATTTACGATAGGTTTTTTCTCAGGTTTCGGTTTTTTTTCTAAAACTCGGCCTAGTTGTGGTTGATTGACTTGTTCATGTTCCCAACGTAAACTCTGCTGTGCTGCCAATATTAGTACCAGAGCCAGCGGGTCAAATACCAGAACAATCAATATAATAACCCAGGACACGGCTTTTTCAAGAATGTTGGCGTCTGGGTTATCGCCGTAGATTAGTTTAGCAATATACTTTATTGGTCCAACCTCTGCCTCCACCTTTCGTACCTCGGCGGCAATAGGCGCACGGGCATCGTTAAGTTGCGCGATAGACTGTTGCGACTGTGATATTTCTTTTTGTAAGCGAGCACGTTCTTTCTGCTGGGAGCGACGCAAAGCCACAGCTTTGTCGGCACCGTTTTCATCCGTTGAGCGGCCCAATACCTGGTCCACTCCTTCATCCATCTGTTTAAGTGCACGACGGTTTGCTTCAATATTCTCTTTTTCGGTTTTGATCTTTTCGTCATATATTGCAATCTTGCTTTGCACATCCCCACTTACTAGGCTCTGATCACTGTGTGCTTTACTCAAGAACCCAAAAATACCCATGCTGGTCAGCATCATCAAAAATGCCACTGCAGGCACCAGATACAGTTTATAGGTCCAGCTGGCACGCTGCCAGTTTAATTTTAACCAGACTGCGGCTACAACTTTGCCAATTTCCAGGGCGGCACCCATGACAACGATAGGGACAACAGCCGCGGCAAAAATAGCTGTTAGTCCACTGATGCTATAGTACGCGGCCACTAGGCTGATAATAATGCCCACCGCCATGGTAAGAATGCCAAGCTTCATATTATAGTTGTTCTTTGTTGACTTCATACCTGGTTGCAGTTCCTTCCGCAACTAGTATGTCATTAATGCATTTACGATTACCTTCAGCGTCTTCAATGTAGATATATCCCAGAACACGACCAAACTTGCCGCGTTTGTTTAACACTGTCTTGACAATGAATTCTTTAGGTAGTAATTCCAAAAGTCTATTCCTGGCAACGTGTGCCTGTTCCTTGACAAGCGGATCATTTGTCTGCAATGTGGCTGTTTCAATACCGTATAATCTAATTCGTTGTTTGACGCAGATATTAAAGCCAAGATCGAGCTCGGCATCAATGGTGGTGCCGTCTACCACACGCTCTAAACTGCATTTATATTCGTACATCCGTTAATCCAAAATATCTGCGTGGTTAAAATACGCATTTTCGTATTTATAAGATTTACTTAGTTTCTCGATAATAAATGTGCCCGGATGTAGTAGATACTTGCTTAAAAACGTCCGCCCAGGCTGGTGTTACTCTGTGGTTGTGGAAGTGCGTAGCTCCTGCAGAAATTCCGCGATGCTTGCCCTCGACTATCATAACTCGAGCAATTTTGTTAGATTCTGACCATTTGCGTGATTCACGTGGGGCGTCTGATCTACCATCACAGTACCAGCTAAACTGGCACATATTAGGTACTAGATTTCCCTGACGGTCAACACGAGCTTGTTTGACTACTCCGCAGACGGTTTCAGGATAGCGTTTGTTGGCAACGCGATTGAGTACCACGTCCGCGACACTGGCTTTATCCTTGAAATCACTACCACGAGCTTCGTGATAGATGGCCATGGCCAGACATTGAATTTCTGAATTTAAAAATTCCACTGCCGGATCTTTTACATTATCGTCAGCAGTTTTAATTTCAGTTTTAATTTCTTTAATATAGAACAAACTGACATATGATATTAATGACAGGAAAATTATAGATAAAATTACTGAAAGTTTTTTCATAAATTAAAATAAAATAGCAATAATTATTACACCAGCAATAAACCCCAGAATATATCCGCCTAAAAAGGACAATATATGCTGAATTAGTCCGTCTATCATTGACATAATTATACCATTTCCAGTAAAACAAGTATAATTGTAACACCAAAACGTTTTACTTGCAAGGTAAGACACTCTGGTTAGTTGTTTTTTTACAACTGCCAGTGATATACTACTAACACACCATTTTCACGACTGATGTTGTATTTTGGCTTAACTTGCCCAATACGAATATCACACCCATCTTTGATCATGCGATCAAACATAAATCTAAATGGACTGTCACCACGCAATGTTAAATCGTAAACGGCATCTGTAGACGAGCACAAATAATGTATAGTAGACTTGTGCGTGTACGAACGCTCTAATTTAAGGTGTCGTCGACGATCATCAGCAATAATGATGTCCGGGCTGTCGGTGTTAAAGTAACTGGGGCGTGAGGCACTGAACTTACTAAAGTTATTTAGTTCAGCACGTAATTCTTCCAATTTCGACACATTAAAGGATCTTTGATCGTATAGTGCATCAACTAGACTGTCAATTTCATACTGTAATCTTATATAATTTAGCATGCCAGTATTGATGTAGGATTCAATACCATCTTCACTACCCTGTATTTTAATTCTTGTATAGTCGGTATCCGCCAGAGAATATAATATGGAATTAGTGTGTCGAGTTTGACTGCGTTTATTTGCTAAATTGAAATGTACTAGATTGTCCAGATCTTCACGGTAACCAGTGGGGGCAATACCTTTAAGTTTTGCGATCAAAAATTGTTTCTGATAGTAATCAAAAATTTCTTCAGCTTTCTCTTGGCTGACGCGATTGACTCTAACAAATGCTTCTAGTACTAGATCTTTTACTGATGACATATATTATATAATTTATTGATCACACTCGGGGAACAGTTCCACCACAAAGTCAGTCACACGCTCAACATGCTTGGGCTGCCAACGTCGTTGAACAATATCGTAGGGCGCATGAACCCCATATTCTCGAATGGTTTCCTTGGCTAACTGATATATTTGTCGTTTATTGAGTTTCTCAATTCCGTGCATGGGATTGGCGTATTCTTGTAGACTGGGATGTCCAATCGCATAGACAGCAATCTGCTTGCCATCGATCGGTACTTCTACCTTGGCGATCATACGGCGCTTACCATCATCACATACTGCGCTTCTCATTTAATAGTCCAGTGTCAGGCTGACACATTTTAATTTAGTTTAATACACGGGCATCCACTAAGAAGCCCACCTGTATATGAATTTTAAAGTAAAGTGTATTACCTGTCAACCAATATTTTTTATCTACTAGATAAAAAGTTTAGAATGCCGGTAGGATTTCTACTTTGATTTTCCAGGACACAGTTGTTCCCGCACCACCGGTTACAAATACTTTGAACTCGTTGGATTGAACATAAGCATCTAGATTCCAGGAACTACCGACGTTGTTACTGAATACAACACGGTTATGTTGATTACTGATCAACGACAGAGTACCTGTGGTATTGTCCAGCATGCCTTCAATTTTTGCTGAAAAGCTACCAGTTGTACTAGTGCTGCGACCCACAGCCGTTATACTTACAAACCAGGTATTATTGTTACTGGGTAACAGACGGGCACCGTCAAACAATACCTCTGTCGGGGCACTGCCATTGGTCACAGCGGTTGAGTATCGTATATTCTGATCACCGCTGATGACAACGGTGTCTGAAGATTCCGAAACTGTTACATTATTTGTTCCGGTTATTTTCTTAAACTGAAGGTCATTGGTCTGGCGCTGTTTGAATACACCTATGCCAGAACTGCCAACATTACTCACGGTAATATTATCGCTTAAAATAATATCCTGCAGGTTCGTACTGATGGCAATCGCACCGGTGGCCAATAATGTTTTAAATTCCAGAGTACCATTGTTGTTCTGGAAATAGATTCCTGTACCAGAACCCACATTGGCTCCGTCGGTGACACTACTAGTACCAGTGGCTATTGATCGCCAACCGGGATCGCTACCAGTGTAGTAGGCTTCATAAAAGTTAGTAGTGGTGTTATATCTAATTTCACCAGCAACGTTACGAATGCGCTGTGAGGTTGATCCGGCAGGTATTTTTAATGAACCTGTTCCGTAAAATCTAGGATTTTCAGTTATACCAATAGTTACATTGCCTGCACCACCACCACCATTTATCACATATATCTGATCAGCAGTACCAATAATGGATCTGGTGACGCTGGTATCCCCGTCTTTAACAACAAATCCATTAGAAGTGGAATTCAAAGAATTTGCAGATCGCATAAACGGACTCAGCGATGTATTCATGGCGGCAAAATCCGCCAGGGTTCCAGTGCTAGTACCAGTTTTTACAAAACTTGAGGTTAGGTCACTACGAACCACTATATCACCAACGTTGGTAAATGCTGATAGCTGAGCTGCTTCACTACTGACTACTTTTACTGTGCTACCAGTTATATTGGTGGTTGTCTGGTTGATAATCGTAGTTGATCCTGTCCCACCTTCGCTGGTTTCAGTGGTGTCAAAACCACCAGCATTAAATCCAGGTAATCCAGATATATCAATTACAGTACCATCTTCACCCGGGCTGCCGGGCTCAAGTCCATTGCTGACTTCACCTGACGTTTGCTTAAACGCCTGCGTATAACCAACAATCTCTCCACAATAATTGAACACTGGCTGACGTTCTGATACGTCGGGACTGGGATCTACTAGGCGATCCAGTAGATCAATTAATCCAGGCTCTAAAAATAATTCAAAAATGTTCTTATAAACTTTACCGTTTTCATCGATCACCGGATATCCGGCTAGCCGATCATATGAGGCTTTGAGCTGACTGGCAACACGTGTATTACCCTGAATACCAGCAGCATCAGCATTGTGTAGTACCCCAAGTCCAGTGTTGACTTCCCTGCTGGCGTCACCTTCAAATTGGCTTCCGCCCAGTGTAGTAGCTCCACGAACACGAGATTCCTTGGCACGTAAATTTGACAATGCACTGGTCGCCGCATTTATTCTAGCCAGGAATGCATTTAATTCGTTGGAATTGAGAGCGCCACGTCGAGCACGATCCCAGACTTTTGACAGATCACCCAGTATACCACCATTGAACAGATTCAGATTAAAATCCTGACCGTTAAATCCCAGACACCCACCAACCTGGCTGGGGATCATATTACCAATATCATTAATTAGTCGCTTGCCAGCACCCAGGAAACTGCCCATGGTTTCTTCCAAAACCTTGGTGATGTTCAGTGGTATGATGGGCTTCGCACAGAAGTTAATCATGTTGGCAACCTGAGTTACTTCGGCAATGGCGTCGTTAATCCTGCCTAGAACATTTTCTACCTCGGTGTGTTCCATGAATCGATCAAATTCACTGTCTAATTCAGCAAGGGCATCCTTTAACTCGGCCTGTAGCTCGGGAACATTCAGAATGGCCTTTAAATTTACACTCAGACATACTTGAACATTGGGTAATTTTAGTCCTCGCCCTGCTAGCAAATTACAGATAATTTCACGTAAAGTAAAATCGTACTCAGATTTTACAACTACGCGAGCATTTGGTCCCTGCTCTCCCACCACTTCAGTTTTACTGTGGTGGCGAGTATCCAAATACTCGTTTATTTTTTTAGCTGTGTCGCCGATATCACTCATGGGTGCTTATCCAATGAAAACATTAGGACTTCCGCTGCCACGGGCGTGGCCACAGGTATCGGCGTCGCCGGTTCTATTCACCGGAATTCCGTTTATGAAAACAGTAGTACTACCGCTGGCAGTTTTTGGCCCAATGTGTATAATATTATGTGATTCCACCGGGCTACCATTGACTGCAGTGAGTTTACCGTTAGTAAAAACACTGGCTTGCAATGTACCGGTTATAGCTGCTCCGGCGGTGTTGGGGTCTCCAATGCGGTGTACTGCTGGCATTTTATCCTAAAATTAATTTCTTTTCTGGTACTCTGATACCAGTGGTTGCTTCAATATACTTCATTTTTACTGCGTCTTCAGTTAGTGCAAACATAGTAACTGCTGAAGTATTTAGTCGTATAACCTGCTTGGTGTCGGCGGTAAACATGCTGGGTACCAATCCCATACCCTGTGGGCCAGGAGCAATACTAACTGGTTCCTCGATGATGATCCAGGTATCGTCAGCTTCAGTGACCTTGGTAATTAGTTCCCCACCACTGTTTAATTTAAATGTGTATACTTCGCCAGTTTTAATATTTAATTTCATGTTAGTTCAATCGTTGTTTAAGTTCAGTAAATCCACCAATGTATTCTGAGTCTAGAAAAATTTGTGGTAGTGTTCTGGCAGTTGGTACTGCTTCTAATAGTTGTTCTTTGCTCCAATCACGCATGATATTTCGTTCTTCAAACTCAATGCCTCGTGATTTTAATAAATTTTTTGCTTGATCGCAATAGGGACACAGGTCCTTGGACCAGACGATCGCCTTCATAGTTTTCCTTTAAATTGTTGGTAATTCGTTATAGTCGATTGAGTCGCTCATGACACCGATGACATAACTAGTTGATTCTGTTTCTTGCAGTGCGCTTTGTTTCTTACTGGTGTCACTGTGCTTGTTAAACCAGGGAATAGGTGTAACTTTAGGAGCAGTGTTCCAGTACTTGATACCAATTTGCTTCAATGCGTCAGCGGCGGTATAATCTACAAAGTCCTTGAGAATATTAGCGTTAAGACCAATTACTGGACCTTTCTTAAACAGATAGTCCGCCCAGGCCTTTTCTTCGGCGATAACATCTCGATAAATTTGCAGGACTTCTTCTTCACAATCCCGAGCGGCTTGTGCAAAACGAGGGTCTTCTTTGACTACCTGGTTGATAATATAAGCAGTCCAACCCTTGTGTAGTAATTCATCTTGTAAGATAAGACTGATGATGTTACCGTTACCAATGTAGATTTTATTTTCCACCATGGCCAGGCTTGTGGCAAAACTTACCATAAAGCGGAATGCTTCTAGTCCATAACTAGCATGTAAGGCAAGATAGATCGCCCGGACATGTTCCATTTCATCAATGGGTTCGCCTAGTTCTTTGCGGCAGTTGATTAAGTGTAGTTGCTCATAGTAACGACCAATGCTTGACGCCATGTCGACGATTTCTTGTGTGTCGTGAATTGTATTAAACACATCTTTGGGTACATTGTAGACATTACGAATGATGTGACTGTAACTACGGCTGTGAATATTGGTTTCAAAGAACGTCCAGCAGTAGACCAGTGCTTCCAGTTCAGGCAGACTCACAACTGGTGTAAAGATCTGACTAGGTGCACGACCTTGTATGCTGTCCAGTGCTGTCTGACGTAGTAGATTGCTGGTAAAGATGTGCTTAACTGCGTCGCTGGCTTCTTTGTGGTCCTGCGCATCTTTGGTGAGACTAATTTCTTCAGGAACCCAAAAGAAGCCACGACCGGTGGTTTCGTAGTCTGCGATCTTTTTATATTTGGTTTCTTCAAATCGCTGAATGGTTACAGGACCTGCAGGGTCTAGAAACATTTTGCGTGACAGATAGTCTGTTTTTGTACTTAAGTCGTATTGTGCTTTTGACATTTAATTATTCCGTTTATACTCTAAAACTTTCGCCGCATCCGCAGCGATCACGTTCGTTGGGATTGGAAAATTCAAATCCCTCATTTAGTCCGCGGCGTTGCCAGTCCATGACCAGTCCATCGACATAGGGCATGCTTTTACCGTCTACCCAAATCTGTACACCTAGACAATCAAAGACAAATTGGTCTCGGGTCACTGGCGCTGTATCTACGTATTCTAACACATACGCCAATCCGCTGCAACCAGTGGTCTTAACACCTATTCTCAATCCCAGGCCACGCCCGCGCCGTGCCAGCTGTTCACGAACCTTTTCTGCGGCTGCTTCAGTTAGTGTTACTGCCATATTTTGCTCGATAATCTGCTATAGCAGCCTTGACACAATCTTCGGCTAGGATACTACAGTGTATCTTAACCGGGGGCAGTGCTAGCTCTTCTGCAATTTGGCTATTTTTTATTTCCTGTGCCTGATCCAGGGTGCGACCTTTGAGCCATTCTGTGACCAGGCTGGATGACGCGATTGCACTGCCGCAATTGTGAGACCCTACCCTATTAGTAAAATACACATGCGCACCATCCTCTAGTTTCAAATCATAAACTTTGGCTTGGCCAGCATTATTTTTTTCAACACCACGTAATTCATTACCATGTGTTATTGGTTTTATTGAAACTATTTTCATTCCGTTGTGAATAAAATTTTGTGCCTGTTCCACTGCTGAATCAATATCTTCTACAGCCAGACACAATGTATCGTAGCCTGCAGTTTTTAACTGCGCAGTTCTACGGCTTACATAGTCTGAAGTGTCAGAACGATCTTCCATGAGTTTTGGCATGTTTTTTGTATATACTTCAATACATTTTTTCTTGCCTGGTACTATAAAATCTGGACTGGCAGGTCCAGTGCTGGTTTGAATCCAAATTTTCCCAGCCGAATATTTAACAGCCAAATCATGTGCAGAAAACAAATCAATAAATTTTTGTTCCAGCGCAGTCACAGCAGATCTATCTATCTTTGACATTCCACTTTTCCATTTTTCCACGTAATCCGGATTCTGCCAATTTTTAAATGACGCCATAGATTGACGTTTACTCCTAAGTTCTGGATCTTTTGGGATATATCCAGCCTGGTTCTGCGGTAACATCGAATGATCAAATGTGCTGTTAAACTTACGCATACGTTGTGAATTTAGTTCCTTGATATAGTCGCGATGTCGAACGTTAGTGAGTTTGCGTAATTCATATTCTGTAATTTCGTACAACTCCTGGTCGGCTACTAGGTCTTGAGCCAGTACCGGGTTATTATCGTGATTCCAAAATACATGTTCTTTAGTGCATATAAGTTTGAAGGTGCCAGGAGTCATACCAGTACGATGGGATTCACGCTGGAATTCAACGATTAACAAATCATCAATATCAACATAACGTGTGACAATTTCTTTAATCTTATTTGGTACTATATCAATTCCATTCCACGCCAATACTTCGTCGCCCGCCGATAAATCTTTTATTTTAACAGAGTGTGTTGGGGTATTGACATAAGTGTTCCCTACAAAACACCCATAGGTTTTGAAGCGAGCATCTTCGATGATACCCTGTTCATTTACTTTGATCTGTAGTTTCATTACATCGCCGGTTCTAACCGCACGCTGGAGCACCGACCATGCCGGTGCCAACGTGCGCTTCCTCCTTTGAAAAAGATCCTACATTTCTAGGATGTTCATAATGATCGATTACGGCTGCTGAATATGCCATACATCTTCTCCTTAAAGTTTACAGGCTTCGCAATCGGCGTCCTCTAACTCAACTTCAGGCTGTACATAATTACTGCTGATGGTCGCAGGAGCGTCTTCTGCTACTTTAGCGCCTTGCTTGTTAATCAAACTATAGTAAAAAGTTTTCAGACCCCAGTGATGTGACAACATTAAGTTTTTAGCAATCAATGTTGTCGGCACTTTGCGTCCAGGAAAATGTGCGGGATTGTAAAAAGTATTGGTGCTGATACTTTGGTCAACATAAGCTGCTAATACCGCGGCTGTTTTTAAGTAGCCCACACAATCAGTCTGATCCCACATCAATTGATATTTATTTTTTAACTTGTGGTATTCAGGAACTACCTGTACTAATGAACCTGCTTTGCTTTCCTTGGTGCTGATCAGGTTCATGGGCATTTCAATACCATTGGTACTATTGATCACAACACTGGAGCTTTCCACAGGAGCAATGGCCATCTGTGTGGCGTTGCGTACACCATGTTTTTTCATATGTGTTCGCAATGTTTCCCAGTCTAGTTCAGGCGTAAAGTCTGTGAGTTCGTTGGCACCGGCAGCACGTAATTCCCAGGGGAAGGCGCCTTGACCATAGCGTGTTTGACTGCTGTGTGCGCAGGCTCCACGTTCTTGTGCCAGTTCAACACTGGCTTCAGTTAAGTAATAGGCCTGATGCTCCATCCAGGTTTTAACTTCAGCTAGTGCATCCTTCTCGCCATACTTGTAGCCACGCTTGGCATGCCAGTAGGCTAGGTTAGTAACACCAATGCCCAGAGGACGAATTTCTTCATTGCTGAAACGGCTCTGTACGCTGAGGAAATCCTGATAGTCTAGAATGTTATTGAGACTACGATGCAGGATACGAGCAGCGCGGCGCATGTCTTCGGGATTACGGAACGCACCCCAGTTCAGTGACCCCAGTGTACACAGGGCAATACGGCCGTTTTCATCTTCCAGACGTTTGAAACTACGTGTGGGCAGTAGAATTTCCTGACAGAGATTACTCTGATAGATAGGATCTACACTGGTATCAAAAGGGCCTTGATTTTGTACGTTGTCGATAAAGGTCAAATAGATACGACCAGTGTCAGTACGTTCTTTGAGTATGCCGCCCTTGAACACTTCTTCGGCGGGCATAGTCTTAGTACGCAGATCTGTGCGCCGTTCGTAGCGAGTATACATCTCCTCAAACTCAGCACTGTCACGATAGAATGCTTCGTAGAGTTCCGGAACTTCGTTGGGATCAAAGAAAGTAATGTTTTCTTTGTTTTTAAATCTGCGCCAGAAGAAAGCACTCAGTACTACGTTGTAGTCCAAGTGTCGCACACGTGTTTCTTCAGTGCCCTGATTGTTTTTCAGTACAATGAGATCATCAAATTGATAGTGCCAGATCGGATATGTAACTGTACAACTGGCATTACGGATACCACCTTGGCTGCAACTTCTTAGGTCGCCGAACCACTTTTTCAAGAAAGGAAGCATACCAGTGTGCATGATCTCACCACCTCGGATAGGACTACCTAATGGTCGTAGGCGACCAATCTCAAGACCAATACCAGCACGTTTGGCGGCGTATTTGGCCATCATTTCTCCACTGGCAAAAATGCTATCTAGATCATCGTCGCTCCTGATAAGAACGCAACTACTAAATTGCTTAGTGGGAGTTCCAAGGCCAGCGAGAACAGGAGTAGCAAGAGTGAAAAGACCGTCACTAGCCGCGTTGTAGTATTCTTTAATATAACGCATACGAGCCGAGTTAGGCTCTTCACGATGGAATACTGTAGCAGCGGCAACCATGTAACGAATTTGAGGCGTTTCATATATTTCTTTGGTGGCACGATTGCGCACAAGGTACTTTTCAATTAGCTGCTCGATAGCGGCATAGCTGTACTGCTCATCTTTACTATGATCCAGCATATCGTTCATCTTATTCCAGTCTGCTTCTGTGTACCATTCAAGAAGTTCTGGAGTGTAAAGTCCAACTGCAACGTTCCGCTTTACAATTTCGTAAATGTGTGGCACCCGATATTCACCGTAGACGTCCTTACGCAACATTGATAGTCGCTGTTTACCAGCTACGTACTGGTAGTTCACATTACCTACATCAGGATTTGACTCTACATCAATCAAGTTAACAATAGCACGCAACGTAATTTCGTCGATTTCCTTTGTAGTAATACCATCGTAAAAATGAGGTTGACTCTTAATTTCCACCATGCTCTGACTTACGTCGGCTACTCCTGAACAAACTTTTGATATCTGCGCTTGCCATTTTTCAATTATCAGTGGTTCAATTGAACCATCTCGCTTAACTACATTAATGTTAGATGTCATCTTTTTACCTATTTTGTTATTGTTTATTCATGATACTTAGTAGATTTTACTACATCATCGCAGTTCCAGCTTTGCTGTACTGTAAATTTTTCTTTTACTGACTGCCAGTCAACTACTTCACCATATTCATAATTCAACAAGAATTTGTCATCGATCAACACAGCCATGTATATATCTTGATTTTCCAAATCTCGCAATCTTAATATATTATTTTTAATATTTTCATTACAGTAAAAAATAGTATATGCCATGCCAAGACCAATACTGTATCTACAATAGTTGCCTTCGTCCAGCAGTTCCCAGGCAGTGGGCCAGGTTTTTACGTCGTAGGGATCAATGGATCTAGGTCCAACTGGAGCAGTGCCCCACCAGGTGACGACATTGTTTACGATATCTAATGTCGATTCGGTGGACATGCGTTTTCTAAAATCTCGCCAGGTGGCAAGACGTCGATGTGGTGCATCAAACCACATCATTCTTAATTGGTTTACATTTTCCACAGTTTATATGTGAACTTAAAGATTACAGGTAGGGTTTCGGTATTTTCGTAGGTGAGATTTAATATATTACCAGTGACACTGGCGTCGAACACAAAATTAATAGTACTAGTAATATTAAATTGATCGTCTACAACTACGTTATCAGTCAGGGGATCTACTAAAATTCGTAGATTACCAACTCGGTATGCGCTGTTATCGCTTAGTTTTAAAGAATACTCAATAAATGCCGTATCATAAATTCGTTTGTCAAAAGCCAATCCAGTATTGGTTCCGGCCGCCGAGCTGGCATCCAATGTTAGACTAGATGGTTCTGCTACATTAGTTTTTAAAATAATTTCGCTATTCCAGCGAATAGTGATAACAGAATTCAGTACTGGTGCTGTATCGAAAGTTAGAGTAGTTGATACAATGGTATAGGTACTGGGATTTACCAACACACCATCAACATAGACAGTGGGGTTATACAAATTGGTGGCGGGATTATCCGTGTCCAGTGGTAATACAAACACTGTTGTAGTGTCATCTCCAGTACCTACAGTAAACGTACTATTTCCGATGAATAGACGATATGCATCAGTTGCATACCCCAATTCACCTTCTTCTAACACTGGCATATCGGTTAACTGACCGCGCCTAACTTTTAATTTTGAAATTCTTGTATCTGCCATAATATACCTCTATGTGTGATATTTATTATAAATTGTAATATTGTTCCACACGTTTGACCCAACGGTCTTCCCAGACTTTGAACTCATCTGGTTCAACTTCAAATAGCTGCCACTGACAATCACGACTACACATAAAAATAGCAGCTCGATCAATGGTTGTACCCCAGAGCTGATTGTGCGCCAGTGCATAGGCTGCGCACTGCAGGAAATAATCTTCGATCCATTCGCGTTTTTTTGGCTTATTTGTCTGTTTGAAGTCCATGATTGTCGGGTATCCCTTCCAGACCCCCAGTAAGTCAGCAGTACCAGCATAGACACCGGGATAATACAGTGATACTTCGTTACCCCAGACTTCATTTAAATCAGCCGATACATTAGTTTTAACTACTTCGGCCATGGCCTTGGCCTGCTGATGTATTAGATTATTTCCGGGATTGTAATCAACATTATTGACCCAGTTTTCTAAAATAGCATGCATCACTGTTCCAGTATTGGCAGCTTCTGTAGTGATACGCTGTGCTTCTGTGTCGCCCACTCGTTTGCGCCAGTTGGCCAACACTTGTTGCTTTTCAGCTGACTTAGTTTTATCCAGTATAGTGGTTACTGATGGTAGCGGACCAGTTTCAGTGTCGTAGAGACGACGACCGTCAACAGTGATACGCTTTATTGATTTATAGGGAAAGGGGGTGGTGACATTCAACATACTGCTTAATAATAACAGATTTGTAACGATCTGTCTATATTAAATTACCAATATATCATCCACTTGAACGTTTTTGCTGATGTAGTATTATCGGCCTGTGTTATATTATAACCCAGACTTTCAAAATATTTGACAACTCGCGTCATTTCGTCATCACGCTTGCGATCTGTAGTTATCCCAGTCCAGACACTGTAATAGTCAACTCCAGTAGTGCTGTTTGCTGAATTGGTGCCTGCAGTGAATCCTAGGTTGGTGTTTGCACTACCGGACCCAAGAGTAACTGTCCAGTCAGACTGTGAGCATTGATATGTTAGCACTAGGTGCCCGGCTGAATCTTTGCCGGCAGTTAAATTACTAACACCAGAATCATTGATATCGGCTATAACTGCATTTAACGAAGTACCAGTGGTGCCCAGTGTAATAGTTGACCCTGCAATAACCAATGTGCTACCCGGAGTTACAGTTGGGTTACTCACAGTTCCAGTAATGTATACTACTGGTGTGCATTCCGTCATGACCGTACCATCATCAACCACCAGTTCGTATTCCCCAGCGTCACTGGCAGAAATTATCTGCCGCATCAGTGCATTTACTTCATCAAATATAACTAGATTGGATCTTGAATGAGATCTTGCTTCTGCGCTGTTTAATTGATATGTCATAGACCCAGATCTTTCTTAACTTGCTTTTGTGCCAGCTGATTTACTCTTCCGGCAGCATCAGGTTGTCGGCCAGTGACGCCTGCAACTGCACTTGTTAGTTTAATTGTTTTTTCATCTGCTTTGGAAACAATTGGTAAATTTTTTAAAATTGTAAAAATTGTACGGTTGTTGACACTGAACCCCTGATTTTGGAGATCAATTACTAATTGTTCAGTTTCAACTTCAGACAATCCCTCGCTTCTAACCGCTGTTAATAAATTTATAACAGCGTCCCGTAGATTATCACGATAATCGCTCTCTACCAATTGTCGTAAACGCATATTACTTGCCTGCTTTAAACTTGGCCAGCGCTTCTTCAAGATCGCGCTTTGAAACCTGACCGGCTTCGTTTACTTTTTTCTGTAATTCACCTAACATTGCATCAAAAGCCTCGGCTTTTAATTCACGTCCTTCGGGTTCAGTCTCGGCATTGCTCACTGAGTCATCACCACCAAACGCATCGTCGGCAACATCGTCGAGATCGTCGCCCATGTCAACATCATCAATACCGATGGTGTCTACAGGCTGTTCCATGTCAACGGCTGGTGCTTGTCCTTGTGCTGCCATGATGGCATTGTCAACACCAGACTTGGCTGTTTTAATTGCATCAACCAATGCACCCAGTGCAGCATCAACACTGGCGCTGAATGCTTCAGCTTGTTGAACGCCTAGTTCTGATTTCATTGCGTCTGCCAGCGGGATTAAATCCTGAACTTGCAGTTCAGCTACATCTTCCAGCATTTCCTGTAATTCGTCTGCAATTTCCTGAGCAGCGATAATAACTTTAGCCTGCTCTACACCTTCTTCATCTACACCTTCCTGTACCATTGCTGGTGCAGTCAAGTCAGTCTGTACAGGTGCTGGAGTCCATAACTTGAGTCCCTCGGCAATCATGTGTAGACGAGTATACTCACGTGGGTCCTGGGCCTGGCGCATTTTTTGTGTAGTGCTGCTGATCATAGCCTGGGCTTTGTCGGCAGTCATTGAATTCATATCCAGGGAATAACCGTAGTTTTCTTTAAGATATTTCTGAATCTTAGAAAACTTAGCGGAATTAGTTTCAAAGTCTGATAAAAACATTTGTAATCTCCAAAATTTATGTTATCTATTATTTATAAGGTCTTGACAATTCGGTGCTTGGCTTCTTTGAGTTTAGCCACAGCGTTGGAATATTTTGCTTCATAAACATCGCGGCGCACTGTTTCACTGGTCTGTGACAGGCGCTTTTTATAGGTATAGGCTTCTACAACACAGTTATCATAGTCAGTGTCTAAACGAGCAATATTGTCGCACTCGATGGAATAGGGATTTTTTAATAGACGCTTGACTATACTCATTGCACTTTCAAATAAACTCAGGTCCTGATACATTATACGCTTGGAAATTAAATCTTTAATTGTATAACGATTTTTCATCATGCCACCGATGTTTTGTTTTTCAGCAATTATTTCATATCTAGAAACCCTGACTCCTTGCTCGGTCTTGGCGGTTCTAAGTGCCACTGCTAGGCTAGAATTAGTCTTGCTTTCATCGACAATACGTCGTGTACTAGTGCTGGTTATAGCATCCAATTTACGTATCAGCGCAGCCATCTCGCTGGAGTTTGGGTGTCCAATGGTCATGTTGTCATCCTGTTAGTATTACGTGTATAAAATACCTGTTGGTCTTTCATATGTTTATTTAATACTCCCTTGGATACCAGTGATTGGGCGATGACCTGATCACGATCAGACAACTGATTTTTGTAGACCTGATCTTCGGAATGTGCATCTAACCAGGCACCTTCGTGCAGAGTGATAAAAGTACGTATGCCGCCTGAAACTAGAATGGTTCTCATTTTATTCCTGCTTTCTTTTTCAAGTCGTCAATTTCTTTTTGTTTTGTTGCAATTTCTGCATCAATATCGTTATCTGTGGCTCCCGGTGCGACTGATTTAATAGTGCTTGATGATTGATTGTTGGGCGTGGTTGCCTTGCCTGTGGCAGTTGATGTTGATGATGTTGTTGTTGTTGATGATGCTCGCATCGTTGGGGAGATACGAGAACCTGCGACACTTTTAATGGCAGCCCGTCCAGGTAAGCTATATTCAAGCTGTATTTCCATGTCAAGTATTCTACGAACAGCGGCTTCATCATTATTTTCAAGTGCTGTATCGAGTTGTAAAACATCACTGAGTGACATTTTATTGACCACTGCCTGTGCTTCTGCAGTTGTCATGTCAATATCAAATAGTTCTTTGACTATGGATTGTAATGCTAGGTGCATCGAGTGCCCGTATTTGTCTAGATTTTCAGTTAGTTTCATTTTTGTTTTCCTGACTTCATATTGGCACACCAGTGGGCCATGCGCTGTCGCTCCCCAGAACTATTGCTGGCAATGTCTCTTAATTTACTTATACTCTGTGAACAATCAACTCCCATACGCTTGGCTAATCCCCTGCGTCCGGGATTTTTGCCGTCTTTAAAATTTTCAGCAACACCGGATGTGGCCTTGGGTAGATCAAATCTATCACGTGGTCCTAGTAATCTAATGGAGTTTTTACTGGGGGCATCTAATACTGTATTTTTATTCCAGTCGTAGTATATTGATATGAATTTTCCAGAGGACAGGCGATCCCAGAGTTTTTTAGCAAGTGCGCTGTGTTTTCCAGTAGCAAACACCCAGGGTCCGCCCTGCAGGAATGTAGAATAAATTAAACTACCGACGCCCTGACCCTGCAATTCATCCGCCAGTACCATATGTGGTGTAACAATACTAACTCCAGGTCGTGTCACCGGCTCGTCCACCAAATCAACGTTGGTTTCTATAGTAAAATTACCCACACACTTTCCAGATTCTAGACTATAGAGGTAATATTCATGATGACCACCGACTCTGGAATATCTGACTTCAAATTTATTGCTGATGGGTGTGGCGACCCTTTTCATGTCATTTTTGTATAAATCGCCCAGTTTCAGTGGGCCCTGACTATTTAATTTTGAAAAGGTTCGGTATTCGTCAAGGCTAAGATTTATTGTGTTTTCTTCTAAGGACTCGCTCATGAAATCACTCAACGGATCCACTATCACTAACTGTCCATTGGCACGTTGCATGATGTTGGCCACGTTGCCGAGGTCAAACTCATGTTGATCTGCCTGTCCGTTGCCATACAACTGATCCACGGCCCGGACTAGGCTATCAACACCGTCTTGACCGTGCTGCCAGGTCATGGGATAGGGTGCAGTAAACGCTTCTGTAATGATATCATTGATTCTCATATTAGCCCATCTCCGGTACTACTTCTACACCAGCCTGCATCTGTGATGGATTTTGTCGTAGCCACTGCATGGCAATACGATTGGCATCACTCTGACTGTTGCCCACGCCACCAAATCTATAGATAACTTGATTCTGTGGGTTCAGTACCAGCCACTGTCCAGTAAACTCACCAAGGCCAGTTGGTGTGTATGTTTGTCCAATTTGATTACCACTGCTGCGCTCTAATCGCTGACGTTGTAGGTCTAGTGTGCTACCAGGAATAGGCTGGTCAGTTCCTGTGTTATCAGCAGCACTGGGTTGTTCAACTTCAACGCGGCGTACAGTAAATCTACGTGCGGCTTCGGCACTGCTGAGTCCATGATTTCCAAAGTTTCTATAGTCATTGAGTCTAACCATGGCCTGGCCGTCGCTGGCCAACTTGAAGGTGTCACCAATACGATGTCTAGTATCTCGGTCAATAATTTCGTATTCTATTTCACCTTCACTGGAAAGTCCCACAGGTAAGTCATTGGTGGCCATGACACGCAGTCCGTGCCCTGAGCGTGTCAGACCATTATTGGCCAACCAGTTTAGTGCCAATTCACGAGCCATGTCATTGTCAGCGGCCCAGAAACGATTGATTACCTGACCACCGTCTGCTTTGAAAATTTCATAACGCTGACTGCCACCAATCTGTGTAGGTTCTCCATCAACGGGTTCATTGGAGGTTCCACCGCGAGCAATCTTGCGCTGTAGTTGTGTCTGCTTGATAAAACTCTTTAGGGCCTGTTTGGGCATTTCACCAGCAACATAACGAGCAAAATGTGTGATGGGATCATCATTATTTCCTTCGGGTGCCAGAGCCTTGTAGAGTTTCTTTAGATACTCTTGACGATATTTCTTAGGATCCATGGCAGCATCCAAGGCCACTACAAATCGCATCATAGTAGGAACAATCAAATCAAAATTTTCGTTGAGCCAATCACCACCGGCACTGCGAAATTCCACGTAGTTGCCCTTGGTATTGATGCTGGTATACTTGCTGGTTTCTCCAGTGTGTATCAGTTTAGTTGCCAGCGCACCCATGTGATCACGCATTTGATTTAATAATTCTTGTGCGGACTCTGGGTTTCGTTTGATTTTATCTCGAACAATACGCATGGCACTCTTGGTATAGTTGTTGCTGATACGGCCAAATTCGTTCAATACTCGCTCATCGCCCAACAGCATGGCCAGTTTAACATAGTCCAATTTGGCAGTGCTGAGGTTGGGTACACTGACGTTGATGTGTAGACCGGTACTACGGTTGGTATAGGCGCCTTCACGATCGGCCCAGGCCTTGACCTTCTTGAGATCCTCCATCATTTCTTCCAGGGTCATTGGAGGGCTGACAAATTCCAGTCCAGCGTCGTCGGGGCTGTTGCCTTCTAGACTGCCATCGGGTTCCACTACATAAGTACCAGGTTCACGACGACCACCATGATAACTGCTGCTGTAGTTCACAGGTTTGCCAATGGCATTTTCAAAATCGTCAGCAACGGCCTGACCGTCAATTTCACCATCGCCGCCGCCCACAGGAATCCAGTGTGGCCACGTCAATTCAAAGTTGTTTCCAATGTCGGTCATATAGGGATAGTTTTCCCGCAGCCAATCGCGTTCATCGGCATTGGACATCTCAGTGTCCATCCAATCGCTTCTGGCGTCGTCTACTACCGCTGATTCATCTTTGATGGCCTGGTCGACATAATCATTTATTTTTTCACTGTGGAACTCTGGATCGTTGTTAAAACGTTCAATGTCTTCGTCGCTTAGTTCCAGCGAGTCAATGATGTCGGAGTCGCTGATGTTGTCCACCACATAGTCATAGACGATGGTGAATGAATCGTCGTTGAATTCACGATACAACCGATCGTCAAGGCTTTCAAAGAATTCTTCACGCAGACGTTGGATCACACGCTCAACCTCTCGGCTACTGTTGTAGTCATAGTCGCTGAAGAAATTTTCAATGTTGCCGAAACTACGAGTCCACTCGTCCTCGTCGTAGTCGGGCTCCATTTCCGCATCTTCGTCGCTGCGCAGATTGGGTATGATCATTTCGAATTCCATGCCAGCCAGCGCACCGGGAATATCTCTAACCAAACGAGACAGGTTAGTGGGACTCATGTTGATTTCAAAAAGTTCTTGACTATCAGGCTCCCAGCTCTCGCTTAATTTTTTTGTAAAACTTTTACCAAGTTTTGCAAATACACCGGGATAGCTCACAGTATAAGGTCTTGATGATTTACCAAAAATATGCGACGATTTCATTTATTCAGCTGCCTTACTATTTTACTTGTTGGATTAAATTTTTTGGTGCGCTTGGCTTTTCTTGCCATTCTAGCACCGATTTGTGCTTTGGTTTTTTTAAGTACGAAGCGTTTTTTAAGATCCACAGGAGCAGAACACTGGCTTGGTTCAGCAACTACACGCCCTTTACGGTTTCCCATGGTGCACCGATATTTTCGTGTAATCTTTTTATCTTTCCTGGCCCAGACTAACTTTGCTTCCAGTACTGGTGTGGGAAGAACTTCGTTTAATAACATAAAAAACTCCTTCAAATATTTATCTTATTGTAATATAAGATATATCCGAAGGAGTATTTGGTTCGTTTTAAATTACAGGAAGGCTATTAAAATAGTAATAATTGTACCAAGCAGCCCGCTGATGATTGCGCCGGCAGTAGTAATAAGAATTTTATTACTACTCTGATGCTGGCGAATATTTTCTTCGCGCATGGCCGTGACGTCTCGACTGAGGCGTTCAAGTCCGTCCGCGACACGATTTACTTTTTCTTCCAAAACTCTGTACCTTTCTTGACAAAGGTCCACATGAGCTTCTAGGTTTGTCCGTTCTAAGTCTGACATTTTCTCACCTATTTTATCGCTTACGGCTTTATCAGTTCGCCTGCTTGCCAGTAAGTGTATTAATCAGTTGAGTTTATTGGTATTGCCTGAGTATGCCTAGTTTATATGTGCCTAAAATTTTATATTAATATTTATGTACGACCCAGCGACAAATTAACACACTGTATTATAGATTGTCGTTGCGTACAAAGTATAAATTCTTAACAGTAGCTGAAGTGGTATCAAACACGACTGGGCTGAAAGTTTCAGTTTCTTCAAGTCCAGCAGTAATAGCCACTGAATGACAATCATTTATTAGGTGATATGTTTGATCACTGGCATTGGCCCAGGCACCCTTATACTCTGTGGCAAATTTTACAATCCAGAGCGTAGCGGACGCATTGACAAAATTACTGCCGAAACTATAATCTGCCAGGTCTTGGTTTTCTCGACGACTTATACTAACAATAATTGGCTGCGCACGAAGGCTGACTAATTGTAGTAGTACATTAAGGTTCTGCGCTTGATTATATCCAGTTACGTCTGCACTTCTTGGGTCAGTGATACCACTGTCGGTAATATCAACCAAGGTATAGGCTGTAAAATATTCAATATCACCAGTTATGTGCTCTCCTGAGCGTCCAGTTCCATTAATCTTCGTTGTCATAAAATTCCTTAAACCAAACTACGCCCAAGTGCACGGCCAGCATGGAACCCAGCGTACCCAGCTGCACCCAGTGCGGCGGCCTTGGCGATGGTATCCAGTGTTTTGCTCTGTGGTACTTCTGCATTGTTGGCATTTTGTATTTCTAATTTTTTAGTTCTGGCCAGATCTTCCAGGAACGCAAATAATTCACTGCGTCTAGCGTGGGCGCGGTAGAACTGTAAGAGTCTGGTTACCACCAGTGCACGCTGTGTTTCGTTTATACGTGGCCAATCTTGTGCTAGTCGTCGAGCGCTGCGATAACCACTACTGTCTATGGCTAGACGCTTTTCTAAATCCTGCAATGTCTGTCTAGCATACGTGCTATTAAGTTGATTCAACGACATCTGATCAAAAAACATTTTAAGACGACGATCATCAATCCGTATACGATTTAACAGCGTCTGATCAGCACCATCACCGGCAATGAGGTCGGCGTTTTTTGCTGTTAGAACATGTAGTGTCATATATAAGTCTGTACCACTTTGACGATATTTGCGAAAGTTACCATACATGCTAGTTTTATCCGCATAGCGCATGGCAACTGGCGCAAAGTTAAATTCGTTATATAAAATCCAGAGTGTTATCATGTCAACAAATGCGTGATCAGCAATAACACGTGCTGACGATTGTATCAATTGTTGACGTGTGCGATACTGACTACTTTCGTTTAGATCTTTGATTAATTCTAGTTTCATAATAATATTTATTTTGCAAAGTTGGCTGCACTGAATTCCAGACGGTCCACGATCTTCATGGCACGACCATTGTTGCTGACAATGACAAACCCCTCGGGATCAGTCACTTTAAAGTCACCATTGGGCTGTTCAATAAAACTGTCAATGGCTTTGATATGGCGCATTTGTCGCTGAAACATCATCTTAATTGATTCTGCTTTTAAATATGCACTGTACATTTCAGCAACTGTCTGCTTATTGCTTTCTAAAAACTCCAAAACTGAGTTCATCTGCTGTGTCTTTTTCTGACTGGCAGAATCAGTCTTTAATCGGTCAATGGCATCTTGAAATTTATCACGTATTCTATTAATAAACCCAGAAGCAAACTCTGCTGGGTCTGCAATCAGGCCCTGGCCTGATCGTATGGGTAGATTTGCGTGTGCCTTGAGTTCAACCACTAGGTCAATTCCGATTTTCTGATCCAGTAACTTGAATGCCGACGCATCAGGACTTGTGGATTTTAAATCAGCAATGGCCTTTTTAATTGCATTTACCACCCGAGGTGACATGTTAACCTGGCCACTAACATCACGAATAATTGCATCAGTCACCCAGATATTCTTGGTTTCCGGCATGTCACTAGCATCAAATCCAAAGGTGGCCGACATGTTTTCAATGCTGTCACCGGAATAGCTAGTATGGAAAACTATACCCATTTGGCTGGCCAGTATACGGCGACCCAGGCGGCTGTTTGTCGGTACAGTGTAGGTTATTGTATTAGGTTTAAATGCCACATGACGCACACCGTCAATGTTGACCATTCTTAGATCTTCACGAGTATACAATAGGTCTCCCTGTAGTACACCAGTGATTCCTAGCTCGGGTAGATACTTTAATACAGTGTTTAATTTGTTTCTGAGACCACTTTTATCTACAGTCTCACCAGTTCGAGACACATCTGCATGATTTTTTTCAATGTCTGCAGGTGATTTATTTAACTTGGCATTTTTAGCAAACACGCCCTTGGTGCCTACAAAAAATTTACCGTCAGCGGGATCAAGTCCACAGAAAATAGCAGGGCTACCGTCCCACTTGGTGGTAATAGCGTCGCCAGAAGCACGCCCATCAAGTTGATCTAATAATTTTGTATAGCTGTCTACTAGACGATCCACACCGGCACGGCCGTAGAGAAACACTAGTTCCTCGGCATGATCTAAATGTGTGTTTTTACCTTCGGCTTCACCGACTAAGTCACGGCCGTGAATTTTTCTAGGAACTCGTGGGCCGCGATGTCGTCGATTGTGTGGGTTAATTCCCAGTATGTCTTTTATCTTCATTCGCTTTCCTAATACCGCGTTGGAATTTGCTTCCGTCACCGGTGCGAATACTATTGATAAAACGCTTGATCAAATCCTGTGAGGTTTCAGTATCATAGGTTTCATTGATTAAATCAATCAAGTTGCTGGCACTGGCCACTAGGTTACTGGCAGTGTTTTCAATCAGATATTTTTTATCGTGGCTGGCACTTAGGCTGTTGATTTCCTCTAAAAGTGATCGTGTACGTTTTTTCATAATATTTGTACCTTTTACTGTAGTATTTAGCGTTTTTCTGATAATTATATTTTGAGAAGAAGGATTTGCTGTGTCTAATATAAACCAAGAACTACGCTCGATAATTGATAGACTCCATACAATACAAGAAACTGATGGGATGGATGACTCACAACTTAATAAACTGGCAATGCTTGCTAGAGACGGGCTTATACCCGACGATCAAGTTGTCCAGGTGAGGACGGCAATGAGAGCTATGATGGGCGGACGGCAACCTAGTGCTCAACAACGACAAATTCTGTTGAACATGCTGGGCTCCCTTGCTGACATTATAACCAGCGACATGGGCATGTATCAGAGAATTAGAACTAGTGTTAAACAACATACGCAAAATTCAGAAGGTGATCAAGGACATTAAGTAAATTATTCAGCTCTTTTTAGAATACTACGTAGACGATCAGTATTGTTGACAACTGACGCCACAACGTTATTTGTCGAATTTATACTAGACGCTGTAGTGGTTTCACTCTGACGTTTTAGTCGATCATAAATCGAGCTAGTTGTATTTTCTGCCTGTTGTTCGTCTTCTTCAAGATCAGTAATTCGTAGACTGTCGATGTTAAACGCCAGATCTAACTTCTGGCCGACGCCACTACTGGATCGGGTCTTCATAAATTGTATCTGTGCACGGCCGCGCTCACGCATCTGTCGGCTAGTAAAAATACCCACCACGTTGTCAGCAGTATTAATTTTACTGATACCACCACTGATGTGGCTGTGATCAAATTCAACCTCGTCGACACTGCTACGGTTTAGCTGGCTGGCTGTAACAAACAATATGTCATTCTCAATGGCAAAGTTACGAAGTTCCTCACTGACATATTTGTCCTTGATAAACAGGTCACTGGCACTGATCTTTTTACCTGCGGGGCTCATGAGGTCTAGATAGTCCACACACATAGCGTCAACTTTAAGATTGTGCTGTATCTGATATTCTTTAAGATATGCCTTTAAGTCATTGACATTACATCCGTTGGGTAACTGTACAATTTGCAGGCGGCCGGCTTTTTTACTAGTCATGCGGATTTTTAGATCGACGTCGTCGATATTTTTAAATAAATCGCGTGTACTATAACCAGTAAGCATACTGTCAATACGCATACTACAAAGTTCTTCGCTGAGCTCAAGACTTACGTAGACCACGTTGAGTCCTGCCAGCACCCAGTTCAATGCAATATTCTGCATGAACAGTGACTTACCAGAACCCGAGCCCCCGGCAAAGATGTTGAGTTCACCTCGGTTAAACCCACCATATAGGAAGCGATCAAAACTCGTCCATCCAGTGCTGGTTCCACCCTTTTGTTCTTTGATCTTTGCAAGTCGCAGTGCCGGATCCGACCAGTAATCCGTGCCTAGATCCTTGGCCAGACCAATCTGTACAGCTTCTTTGATCAGTTTTTCCACAGTACCATACTCGCCCTTTTCCAGTTTATCAGTACTGGCCAGGATAGCACGTTCCAGACCTTTATGTCGACAGAATTTTTCAAATTCATCTAGAAACCATTTCTGATGCGCGGCAGTATTGTCTCGTAGATCTTGTAGTGCTACTCCAGTTTTGGCTTTAATCTGCTCAAATGTCGGCATATCGCCGTACTTCTCTACGTGCTCCTGCATGAACCTAACCACTGGTCGCAGACTACGATCAAAGTAATCAGCATTTAAAATTGCATTACATCTGACAAACAACTCACGATCGGCTTCTAAAAACTCCAGGTAGAGTTTCTGTTCTTCTAGGCTGTATTCTTCGGCCATTTTTTAACCGCCACTCCACATTTCTTTAAAAATTCCACACCATCAGTGGATCTATAATCTTCAGAATAATATACTTCTTTGATGCCCGACTGATATATTAATTTAGAACACTCCATACAAGGCTGGTGTGTCACAAGTATTGTAGCATCACGACCGCTTTCAGTCGAGCCGGCCAATTTCGAAATGGCGTTTGACTCTGCATGCAAAACTTCGGGTTTAGTTACAAGTCCACTGGAACCATCTTGTTGAAAGAGTTCGTCTTCACAGTTGTTGTCCCAGCCTGCGGGCATACCGTTGTAGCCAATACTGATAATTCTATCATCTTTAACTACAATAGCACCGACCTGTAGTCGTCTAGCACTGCTGAGTTTACTGAACCTGTATGCAACATCCATGTATGCATCTATAAATTTATCTTTCATATTTTACCAGTTAATTTTAGTTCGACGTATTCGGATTCTGAATAAATGTTGGTAACTTCAGTTTCCATGGGGTACGGTGAATAGATTGTCACCAAAAGCCTAACACGATGAAAATGGCTCAACCAAATTAGTTTACCAGTTGTAGATCGTCGAGGCCACCAGGAAAATTCATGACTTGATGCTATTTCTTTTTTTCTTTTCATTGATTTTACAATATTTCCTGGCCATGACCAGTGCTTTGGTTCCGTTATTTACTGCTGAATCAATAATAGTCTTCAGCGTAAATAATTTACCATAACGAGTTACTGCATCGTTGGCATCTTTGACATCCAGATCCCAGGGCGGGAAACTAACTGACCACCCACGCTTGACTGCCTGCTCGACCAACTGATAACTAGAAGCGTCAGCATCGGGCAGTAGTATCACTTCCTTTTTTAAATTCTCAATTATACGGCATTGGTCATGACTTAGATTGTTGCTGCCAATTCCCACACCGTCTACACTTAGTGCATCGAGCTGGCCTTCGGTTACAATGACATACCGGTGACGTTTTAACTGCATGTCTAGATTGAATACAAAATTTTTGGGCTGATGTGTAAAGTACTTTGACTCGTTTTCACCAGGCTGGCCAACCCAGCGTGCGGTGTATCCCACAATCTGATTTTTATATCTAAAAGGCAGTATGATTCTATTTTTAAAATGACTAAAAGAACTGTAATACCAGTCGGGATAATCCAGTAATCCACGATCTGCAATGTATTCACAGGCAGCCACAAATCGTTCAGGGTCTGCGATTTCCGAAACCGGATACCCAAAAATAGAATGGCTTTTGGGAGGTAGTTCCATGAGTGGCCAGTCAATGACCAATGGTGCTTCGGCTTGCTTGGCTGACATCAGCAACTCGGCAGTGTCACGCTCACGCATTAGTTCGATCTGCAATCGTTGTATATCTGCTGAATCGACACCGAACACCGAGTACAACTTTTTTAAATTGTTACTGAGCTGATGACCCGGACTCCAGCCTGTGGTATAACCGCAGTTAAAACAATGATATCTAAACTTGTCAGATTCAAACAAAAATCCGCCACGACCTTTTGTGTCAGGTCGTGTTTGTCCGTGATGTGTACACATAGGGCAATTCCCACTGGTCCAGCCCGAAGAGCTGGTTTTCCAGTTGGTGGGGATTAGATTTTTAGTAAAGTCTAACAGAAAGTGCATAGCACTATATTAATTGCGGTATGCGATTTTGTCAATCGTGCCCGAACTAACATTGATTACGAATCGCAGCCAGTAGAAGTTACCATCAAAAATAAATGCTTCTATACCGCTGAAGTTGTTGAATTCGGCAGCACCAGTGATAGTCAAATTTACATCAAACCAGTCGGATTCCTGTGGATTGGATTCCAGTGTAGCCTGGACGCGAACTGTGCCAGTCGCATTTGTGGCATACACTGCCATGGTGTTTAATCCATTGGGTATATCTTTCTGTGCGGTTCCAGGTACTCCGAAACTTATCTGGTCACTGGAGTTTTCGGATGTGATGAAGTCACTGACCACGTTGTCGCTGACTGATTCAGGCAATAGGTTATTTTCTATTTCTACAACATATTCACTGCGATAATTTAAATCGCTGTATAGCGCAGTTTTAGCATTACTCTGATCAGTATAAGTAAGTATTAGATGATATAATCCGGTGTCTAGACCGATGATTTCAGAACCACGAATGGTCAATGTTGCATTACCAGTAGTGTAATCGTTTATTCTTAGATTTTTATTAAGAACACTCGTGGTACTTGAACGTCTAACTAGCTGTGCCAGTATATTTTTATTCTGAAGCTGCACTGGTTTACCGTCGGAGTCTCTGATAAAAAATGTCAATGACGTATCAACGCCCTTGAAAACTCTGAAAGGTTTATAATTAATAGGTGTATTGCGTGTTGTTCCACTGCGTGTTGTTAGTACAACATCACCACGCTGTGTGTAATTATATCCAGTACCTTGTTGTGACATATTAGTGTTCTCCGACTACTATTTATTAAAAGATAAGTATTTGTATGACTATGCCAAAACAATACCAAGAGCTGTTGGAAAAATTCCCATTTCTAACTTTAGCTACATATGCAAACTACGAGTATGTGGGTATAATTCAAAATATCGACAACAATGTTGTCAGCATGTACCTCTACGAAAAGATCAGAACCACTGAAGATCGAAAACTGTTTCTAGACCTTGGTAATGAATGGTGGTGGGAGACAAACCGTCAAATTCCCATCAATATCATCATGGGCACTAGATTTAAACCGTTCCGTGAATCATTGGTGACGTTCACAGTCAAAGATTTTGAAATACTACACGGCCCCAGTGTTTGTCTGCGTGACATTATACAAAAACGTGTCAAACGCAAAAATGTGCAGCTTATACGTCGCCTTTGACTGTGGCGGATAGCCGATCACAGATCAAATTCATCTGCACTACCACGGCAGCGGCATAGGCCACTGAGTGACTCTTTTTAAAGAAATACTCATCATTTTCAGGTCTAACCCAGACTTCACGCATAATAGTATCCCAGTCAGCTGTCAACAGGTATCGCTTGGCTGGACGTATCACTGCCAGCACTGCGGCTAGTTGTTCTATAGATCTAGGTTTCAGTTGTCTTAGAATATCACCATGACCATTTACGTGGAACAACTGATTTACAAAATCATCATGCTCTAATAATTCCCAGACCGGCTCCTGATTCATTAAACGATCTAGATGTTCTGGACTTTCAACGTCGCGATAGATACTGACGTTCAATATATCCAGTTTAAAAAATCCCAGATCTTCGGCCGCTTTATGATCAACTGTGGCGTAACCGGTCTGTGGGTCTGCTGGCATTTTGTGGAAGTAAACGCCGGTGTTGTGTTTGATCATTCTACCATCACGATCAATGCTAGCTGGAACATGTGGGAACAACGCTAGAATACGCTTTCTATCTGCGGTATCAATATCAATATCGGTTGCTGGTATCATCCAATGGCCTCGTTTATAAATTTTACTTCTTTAGGAAATACACTAGTTTTGCGATGCCAGAATGCCGGATCCAGTGTATCAGCAATTTGCTTGAGTAGATCCGGCGGGACTGTATCTAAAAACCTCTGTGCACGATCACTACAGTAGATAATCCAGGGGCTTATTTTACCCATGGCAATGTGGTTAATGATAACATGTGCTGGTGCTTGATCAAAATAATTGCTCCAGTGGCTGTTATGTGCCTGGGCCCACTCATCGGCCAGTAATATAAATCTTTCAAGAGCTCGATCTGCAGTTTCAGTTTTACTGGATTCTGCTAGATAACGATTGTACTGGCTGTCCTTGGTCCAGTCACTGAGACGGACTTTGTTTATAGTCAACCATTTGATATAGGATTCGGGATTAACTGCTCGAATATCCAGTACGTAACGACCAAATTTAACAAAAGAACTGTAGTAACGACTGCTGGCAAAATCGTCATAGGTCTTGTCTTTACATGCGCCCATGGCCAGTTTATACCAGGTGTTATAGGCATTAAACCCAGCAACTACGTGTTTGTCGTTACGACCCAGATGTCGGCGCTTGGGTTCGCATACATGCACTGCCAGAGAACTTTCGTTTTTAAAAGTTTTTTTACAGAATTCGCAGGTATACATTATTTAAACAATGATTTAATCTCTTTATCTGAAAGTCCCGATTCATTGGCCAACTCTTGTAGATCATCCAATGTATTCTGCGACAAAAATATTTCCAGTTCATCATCATTGAAACTGGGATAGAGTGTCAATAGCCATTCAGCGATTTTATCTTTCTTTTCTCGTCGACCAGGAGCAATCCAGGGATGATACTGTGTTTTACCAATGCCCACTACTTGTAGAAGACGATGCTGTAGCTGTGGGTGATTTCTCAGTGTATTAAAGTGCACATTGACTAACTCATTAGTCATGGTCAGGTAATGATCTCGTATATCATCATGATTTGTGTCACAAGCACTAGTGTATCGCATCAACAACCAGGGACTAATTTTTGATTGTTCTTCGGGTGTCAGAGTGTCCCACCATTTCGTATCTCTACAGTCAATGGCACGCATTTCTTCTTTGATACTGAGTTTGTCTACCATAATTATACTATATTACCAGAGGTTACTGGTGTCAAGAACTTCCGGTACTTTACTAACTTCTTTGACGAAAAATGCACAATCGCTGCCGGGTTCATCACTAAGTGGTACGGCAAGTATATGGCCGTATTTTAGTCGTGGGAAATACCACTTCACGTCCTGATAGATGTTAACAATATCAACGTCTAAAAATCGCGGAATAATACTGCTGATAGGGTTGAAGGTAAATGCGTGAAACCCTCGATCGTTCAGGCTGGTAATGGGTACTATTTCAGGTTCTCCGGCGTCGGGTTCGCAGATAATCAGACTCCAGTCCAGGGGCATTTTTACCAAGTGTTCTCCGATTTTCAGAACTGCCGCCGGCGCATTAAATATTTCCAGAAATACCAGCGGCACAAAAAAGTAATCGGCATCATTCTTGTTGCTGTAGTCCAGTACACAGTACCGGATGTCGTCGATTTCCTCGGGAACATACTCCATTTCATAGGAGATATTTTCAGATGTTAATATTTTCATTTTCTATAACTAACTTTATCGATTGTGAACGGGTAACGTGCTTCTTCGTAGAACTTTTTTCGTTCACGTAAATGTCGCTTGCTGAATTTGGCCGAACTGGTGACATCCCAGATCTCTACATGATCTTTGTCTTTGGCTCGGCGAATTCCACGACCAATTGACTGTATGACTCGAACAAAGCTCTTGCCGGGTTCCACTAATACTAGATTAAAGATACGTGGGATGTTAATGCCCACAGCGGCTACACCGTAGGTGGCAATGATGATCTTGTTGTTGGCTTCACTGACTTCATCATATTCATCTTTGCGATCTTTGCTTTTCATTGCGCCGCTGATAAACACTGTCTCCTCGGGTAATCGTTCAAGTAATCCCTGACCGGCTTTGAGTCTGTCCACTAACACAAGTGTGTTTCCTTCGGCTGCCAGCCCACGGATTAGCCGTGCCATGTAGTCCAGACGCTGGCTGTCAGTGGTCAAATAGGTAAGCTCTTCCTGATAAGACGGGTATTCCACAGTATCCTGTAGTTGTAAAACATTAACGGTGCAATTAGCCAGTACACCCATGTCCTGTAGTTCGCTGGCAGACAATTTATTAATTACATGACCCAGTGATATAATTAAACCAATCTTATCACCAGCATCTTTGGGAATAGTGCCAGTCAGCCCCCAGCGAATGGGCACACGTGCGAACGGACCAGTCAATAGTTTCTTTAGAACGTCAGCCTTGGCCTGGTGCACCTCGTCCACGATTACACAATTGACACCTTCGGCGAAATCCACGACACTGATATTACTTTCACCGTCACGGAATCGCTTTTCCATGCTGTTCAAACTCTGCCAGGTACAGATGGTGTGTGTTTTACCAAATTCTTTACGATCACCAAAATAAACACCCACGTCCAGTCCCAGATTGCGATAATCGGTTTCAGTTTGTATGACTAGGTCTTTGTTGGGCACAATAACAATACTTCGCCCGTAGGGTTCAATTAGATTACTCAGCGCGGCCGTAATCAGTGTTTTACCAGCACCAGTGGCAATTTCCTGCAATGATTGCGGATTAGAAAGAAACTGATTTATAATTTCTACCTGGTAGTCGCGTAGTCGAATGGGCTCACCAACTGCAGGGTGGCCCATGGGCCAGACACGATCACTGAAGTGATCTTCGGTAATTAGTGGGAATTCCAGTTTCAGTGGCTGACGTCGATCTTCAATCTCGACCTGATAGCCACTGTCAATTATAACTGGCAATATTTCTTCCAGAAGATTAATGTAAGTGGATCCACCGACATTGAAGTAGTTTACTTTGCCGTCCCAGCGACCCAGTTTATAGGCCGGTACGTGGTAGGCATAGGGTAACATAAAGCTAAATTTATTAACTAATTTTTTACGTGTGTCCAGATCCAGATCTTGAACTGAACAATTGACTTCGTCTTTTAAAATTATTTTAGCCATTTATACACTATAGTTTATTTTTGTCTGTATGTCAATATAAAGGTGAGGGGAGATTGTTTCCAATCCCCCCTCAATTAATTGGCCAGCTAGGAGTGAGAGTGACGTAGACAGAGGAAGCTGGGCCAATTAAACTCTACGCATGCATGTACTTTCGGCGTATGACTTCCATTTTTCAGGATTCATTTTCATAAGATCGGCGATCTTAGTTACCATACGCAGGCTCAGTTCACGCAAGCGATTTTTATTTTCATGAACATATTCCAATAATTCAGCTTGTTGTTCAGGCTTGAAATCGTATTCATCGAGCATGCCATCATCAACAATTTGCCGGCAACGAAGAAACTTTTCTCGCATAGAGTCCATGGTCAGATCCAGGTAGTGACAACGACTCATGATCGCTGCCAGGTGATCCGACAACTTGCCGCGTGTCTTTTCAAATTTCAAGTTGGTGATAAAAATCACACTGCCATGAAATTCAAAACTGTCGGGAATTCCCTCCTGACGTAGCACACGACTTTCTGACTTCCAGCTGATGCGGCGCTTCTTACCACTATCCAGTGCCGCTTTAAGCAGGTTCAGCGAAGTTTCATCATACAATACAGTATCACAGTCATCCAATACCAGAACACTGCCATCATAGGAATATTCGTACAACAATTTATACAAACCAATGGCACTGGCGGCACCTTTTTCGACACCATATTTTTGCCGTCCACTGGTCATTTTAACAGCAACCGCGGCATTGTCAAGCACTCGTTCAACACCGAATGATTTACCAACACCCGGAGGACCAGTGACCACCATACCACGCACGACACCATCAATGGCAGCGTCAGCCATTTCTTCTAGAATAGAGAATCGTTCACGCAGACGATTCATAATTTGCTCATCGGATTCCGTTTTAGCAGTTGAGGCTGGGCCTACTGGTGTATCTGCAGATACTTCCTCAAAACTGCGTGGGCTTTCCACCATGATGCGAACATTTCGCTCGGGCATGCCGGGGATATCACGGGCACAGACGGTGATATAACCGCCTCGTTTGCCTAGCTTAAATCCACGCTCCAGTTTAAACACGGTATCTTTGACTTCGGTTTTACCGTGCATGCCATTCAAAACTCGAACTTTTTCCAATTACTCACTCCTGGGTTACTGTCTAAGTATCATAATAATAACATGACCATCATTTAATGTCAAATCTTGCGTTCTATTTTTACTCGATTGATTACTGTTTCTTTACAAGAACTAAATTTACTGACACTTTGCTCTTTGACAGTTCCAGTTACATACATGGTGTTACCCACCAATAAATCACTGACATCGGGATCACGACTCCAGAAAAATTTGACTAGGTTACGTTCAGATTCAACTGCAGTGACTAAGTGTATACTATATTTGGCAATGTATTTTATGTCTTTGATGAATAACTGAAACCGCGCTCGTTGGCCAAGTGTCCCTACATATTCACTGACATGGCGCATGTTATCGTAAAATTCATCCACTGAGTCTCGCTGCCGTTGAATTCTAAGACTGTTGGGCAGGCTAGCCAGAATACTAATGCCGTAGTCGTCCACTGTTGATCCAGCGAGAACCTTGCCCACTTGATCTTCAAAACCGTTGATACTGCCAGTGACTTTTTTCATAACCAATAGGCTGTCAAAGTAGTCTTTGAGCTTCATGGCCTCGTCACGATCCTGCTCGGTGATGTCGACTCCGTTTTGTGATTTACCCGACATTAGCAGTCGCACTGCAGTTTTATTGTCGGGTATTTCTACTTTGAGCTCAAAGTCATAGTACCCAGATCCACTCTTGATAAACCCGCGAACGCGATCCACGGCAATTGCCGCGGTCAGTGCGTCCATCATATCATAGGTCGTCGACTTCTTTGTCATGTGATTCTTTGAGAATTTTCATTAATTCACGATTACGATAGTCTTGTTCAAAACGTTCACGTTTTTTTTCGTGTGTCTTTCCCAACAGCATACGATCGTATTCGCGAGCCTTTTCAAAACCATCTAGCCAAATACGCATACCTTCCAGTGATCCAATATATAACTCGGCGTCTCGACTATAGATCGGAAACGATTCGTCCTTGGGGAATAGGCTTACGAGATCGCCAAACTCTTGACGATAATTGCCGTGTTTGGGGGATCCCATACGGAACCCCAGACTGTCGATTCGTTCTTCGAGTCTGCGTAGTTCAATAACTGATTGATAGCCTGCCATTTTACCAGCTCGAGTTATAAAAAACTTTTAATCCCACAAACAGTTCAGCTCGTGCATTTTTAATGAATTCTAGATCCTGATCACGATAGTAATCGTCGGAATCATCGCCAAAAAAGAATCCTGTGGTTTGTGGCAAATCCCCGTTGATGACGGCCTGCTCTAAACGTTCTATATCCTCCCAAGTCAACTCGAGTTCAACACCGTTGAAAGTATTGTCATCTGAGTCATTGGTACACTCGTTATTTTTTAGTTTACGTAGCCAGAGTTCACGCATCCAACCTTGAAGATTCGGGTGCTTTCTTCGATACGCAAGTTCACGTCGACTAGTGTCGTCCCACGCCGTTCCTGCTTTAGCCGCTACATACATATACTGATCTAATCCCATTTTATTTGCTCCGTCCTCTAGTCCAACCAAGATTTATAAACGTATCAACTTCGCTCTCGCTCACTAATTTAGATTGACCCGAAATTTCATTATGGATCCATTTTTTTCCAACACGTTGTTCTCTCATTATTGCTTTTGCTTCTTCAGAATGCTTTTTACCAAAAAATGGATTTTTGTATCCAGACATGTCGGCATGATTTTTGGAAATATTTTTTTTATGCTCTTCAGAGATTGTTCTGCCAGAAAGTGCTTCTTTTATTTTGTTCTTAGTTTCAGCAGTATGAGTTCTCCCTAGTACGATATTACGCATTTTTTCACTGAAACCCACTGGCATCTTTCCTCGTTTCTTTCTGCTTTTTTCACCGATGATACGTTTTGTTTCAACAGAATGCGAAGTACCAAATCTCGGTGATAGTTCACCTGTTTTACCGTACATTGCATTTAATGGCCCTGGCATAGGAAAAATTGATTTATTATCCGTTTTATTCAACCATCTACTAGACTCAACGACCTTCATACGACGAAGGACTTTGTGTTCCCAAGACCTTGCTTTTTCAATGGTAGAAAATGTTTTTCTTATCTGAATAATATCAGGATTGCCGTATTGCTCTATCATTTTAGTCACTTCTTTACTACTAGTAAAGTAGTTAATCATTAATTCTGTTGGATTGCAATTTTTTGCATATCTAACTCCATAATAATATTTGTCCTGTATTTTCCATCCTATCAAGTAAGTATAAGGCATCATAATTTATCTCCTATAATATTTATCCTTACTTACATGAATGGACGATTAATCTCCCCGATTACGAATTCGATCGATAGCAGCCGACGCTTCAGGAAAGGCTGTTATGTCTGCAGTAGCATCATTAAGCATATCCAATGCCACGGACTCTAGAAGGGCTAGACCATAAAATACATCATCGGCGCCTACAGCCTCAATCCAATCACGCATTTCTTCACGTGTGTTTAAATTCAGCATGATGTTGATATCCTGTAATTGCGCAGGAGTATACCGGTACTGATAGTTATTGAAGGCCGGAAATTTCTCGTATTCCATGCTCTGCTCCTTAGACTAGGTCAACTTGGATTTCGTATTCTTCAGTAGTCTGGCGCTCAGTATAGACCCGCTTGGTTGTCGCCATACCCTGCACACCTTGACTGGCTAGACTGTAGAGCACGGCCTGAACTGCAATACGCTGGCTGGTGAAGCACATTTCCTCAGTGCCACGAACTGTGGTGTAGAAACCAACGCCGTCAACGATGACACGAATTTTCTGGCTATTTTTCAATCCCGGAACGATCTGTTTAGTACGCATCTTCAACCCCTTGTTTCTTACTGTACCCATAGTATAGCAAATCGACGATTTTCAGTCAAATACCGACTAAATTAACTTATAAGCCAATGCGGCGACTCCGGTAACGCTCATAACCAAATTGGTTACAATCAACGAATGTTCGCGCCACATAAGTGCCACTGCCACTGCCAGCCAAATAAATCCACCCACTGCTAGAATTATAGGACCCAGGGGATAGTATCCAGTCCATTGACTGCAGTTCCAATGATTAATGTGGCGGTTGCCAACCACTTCAAATACCAATCTAGTTTCTTCATATCATCATTGTAGCAAATCTGCGAATTTAGGTCAAATCATGTATGTTCGACAATTTCAATGCCAGCGTGTTTGATTGCTAACTGGCATATTTCACAGGGGCATGCCGACACTGGATTACCATCATTATCATAGCGTTCAATGACGATACGGTGTGCACGTGTCCAGTCTTTGAGTCGCACAAGTGCTTGAATTTCAGCATGCAAATAGATGGCTTTGTCCCGACCGGCACGTTTAGCTAGACGGCTCTGGAGGGGGTGGGTTTTATTGTAGGAGTTTTCACCAGTTGAAAGAACTCTACCACGCTTGTCGTAGATTGTGGCAGTCAACTTGAATTTTTTCTTGGAACGATTACACATATAGACACAGTATAAAGTAAAACGTTTTACTTGTCAAATCAGAAAAAAAGGCAGTATACAATACTGCCCTGAATTATAGACTTACATCCTCGAGGCCGGCGGCACGTAATTTTACAATATTGTTAATCTGAAATTGTTTTGCATCCAGACCCTTGGATATACCCATGAATTTATTTCTTAGCAGAGCAAACTCATTGATTAGATGTTGTTGATTTACCACATCAGGATCACCGTCGACATACTTTTCAGCGTCACGACTTGTAAGTTGTCGATTATAATGCTCTAGAAATTTTCTAAATCGTTCACTGCGCAGTTTTCTGAGTTCAATATTTAAATATTCAAGAATACTTTCAATTTCCTGTAGTTGCCCAAATCTGGACTCCACTACACCCGGCATGTCACGACTATGTTTTTCAATATTGCCATGCAACGAAAGTTCTCGCCGTGCATTGGCTAATTCAGTTTCATAGTAATCGATAGCTTGGATTATATTACCTAGATCTTCTTTAACACGCAACAGCCAGTTAGCCATTTTTACCACTCGTCATCTTCGTAATCTTCAACTTCATCAAGTTCAGGAGCATACTCACGCAGAGCGCGGTCTAGTGTACTGCACATGCCGAACATTTCTGATGCTGAAGATTCTAAATCACACAGTGCAGTTTCTTCAATAGCACTTAAAAAATGTTCGGCTGCCTGAGCACGATCCTTGGATGGTATATAATTTTTCATGCTAACCCAGAGTTCAGCTAGGCTAGCGGCGTCATTATTGGACAGTTTCATCGTTGGTAAATTCCTTTTGATCTACCGAATCAGTCTGATTCGAATCATCAAGGTTATTTACCACTTCACCGGCTTCAACATCGGTAGAAACAGTGATATCGTTATATTCTGCCATGATTTTGTCAAGGCATCCGTTATCATTACGTTCCCAGCCTTTGCGGAACGAGCTAGTTACTTCACCAGTGACCAAGCTCACATATTCCAGTTTATTACCGGATTTTTTAAGAATCCCAGCACGCTCAAAGAAGTCCACCAAACCACTGTAGGGACTCATACCGGTTTCATAGGGGATTTCGACCTGAACACTTTCGAAAGGTTTAGCATAACGTGTCTTCATGATTTTACATGCGGCACGAATACCGTGTACTTCTGATGTCTTGTTGCCGTCGGCATCGGTCTTGAGCTTCAATTTACGCATGGCAACTACAATACTGCTGGCATAGATAAAGCCCTGTCCACCGCTGATTTTATCATCGGGATCAAACATGTCCTGACTGGCGTATGTGTGGTTTGTCACTACCATACCAACATTATAATCGCCAAACATGTTTACACAGTTACGAACCAGAGCGGCCAGTGCCTTGGGTTTACGACCCATGTCACCTTTGAGGTCACCGCGACTGAATTGATCCACGTCTGTGGGTGTCAACAACATACCTAGACTATCAATCACAAACAGTATCTTGGGCCTGTCCTCGGGATCTTTGTCGGCATAGTCCTTCTTGTACTCGGTCATAAAATCATTGATGACCTTGGCTACATCGTCGATCATAGCCATGTTGAGCTTCAGCAGTTTTTCTTCGGAAGTATCTACTTCCAGGGCATGCAACCACTTCTCGTCAAGAGCGTTTTCTGTATCAACCAGAACAACAAAGATACCCTGCTGTTGAGCATTGCGTACAATGTTACCGCTGGCAATATAACTTTTACCAGCACCGGATTCCCCGGCAAGAACAGTTACCTTGCCCAGTGGAATTCCTTTGTGGAAATCGCCACTGATTAGTTTGTTTAATGTGTAATTGCCAGTGCTTACCCAGGTATCAGGATCGCGAAATCCCACGCTCATACCCGGAACAGACTTTGTGATAGATTTTCTAAATTTACTGGCGTCAAAAGGTTTAGTCATGAATATCTCCAGAAATGGTGGCAGATTTACTGCCACCAATACAGTTATAATTAACCGTTTTTACGAGCACGAATTGCTGCTAGAATGTCCTGTGCGCTGGGGCTTCCTGCTGTGGCAGGGCGCGGCGCTTCTGCAGTGGCGGTGGCCACTGGTGCAGATTGGGCAGGGGCTCGTGTTACTGGCTCATCATCAACATCGTCCATCACCGCTGGTGCGGTAGGCTTGCTGGCACCGGTGTCAATTTGAACACCTGCTGGACGATAGAATGTACCCCAGCGAGCTGGATCATACAACTGACCATCAACACTGGCTTCGAACATTTCGAAAATTGCATGAAGTTCTTCAGCGTTGGGTTTCTTGGGCATGAAGTCATTGAGGTTAAACAATCCATGTTCGACAATGGCGTTGCGCTCAACTTCATTTAGACTACGCTCACGACGAGCCCAGTTACTGGTGCTGTAGTCAGCGTACTGACCTTTAGTAGTCTTGGTAAGTTTAAAGTCTGTGCCTTGTTCGTAATCTGTGGGGATTTCAGGGAAATCTGGATCCATCAGAGCAGACTTAATGATGTTAAAAATGCTGGGATTAATAACAAACCGACGGATGGGATTTTCTGGAGTTGAATCTTCCTGGACGGGGCTGTCAACAACGAAGCCCTGGAACAAGTATGATTTCTTTTTCCAGTATTTACGGCCAAGATCTTCCATTGCGGGATCTTTAAACCAGGGACGAATTTCTGCATGGATCGGGCATGTCTCACCCCACATTTCCATACAGGGCACCGTGACGATCACGGGCTTATGTTCATCACCACCTTTGACTCCGCTGAAGGGAATACGAATCATCTGACGCTCACGCCAGAAATAGGTATTTGATGCATCTGAGTCGGGTAGGAAACGGATTGTTGCGGTCTGACCTTCGGGAATGTTCCAGAATGCGTAGACGCCATTGTCACCGCTAAATTGTGCTTTGCCAGCACCACGATTTTCTTGTGCAAGTAGTTTTGCACGAATTTCAGCCAAAGTTGCCATAGTTTTCTCCTAAATAATAGCCTATAAAAATTGCCTAAGTTTTTTGCCTAGTGTATCTGGTAAACTTATGCGTACCACATACTTTAATGTAATTGATAATTTATGTCAATATCAATTTAAGAAATTTTGTGTGTCTAACTTCTTAAGTGAATCTTCAATCGCATCAACTACACTGGTCACAGCGTCCTTGACAGACTCTGTTGTTCTAGACTCTTGTACTTTAACACTGCTGTAAAGATATGTCAATAGCTTTTCAACAATTGTCAATTGACGAGCATCTAGATCGGCGATGTCTTCACCAAGCTGACCAAGCATGGATCTGATATCTTCATCGACGACATACTGCGACAAATACGCTGATGATCCCGACAGTCTGTCGATCTGGTTCTCAAATTGACGGTTGTCTGGATGATCAGGATCTGCTGGATTGAGCGGTTCGCTTAGTGCGAACACCGCTCGTTCCATGACTTTATTAACAAATGATTTTAATCGATCTGATCGATTTTTATTATCTGATAGTTCTCTCACTACTCGAGCAACATGCGGTAATGCTTGGGAAATTTCTTCATCAAATACAGATTCTGAAAATTTATCAGTGATTATGTTTACATTTTCTTCTTCTAGAGAATGTTTTGTGTCACGATAACTTTCGCGATACTGCTTGTATCCCTTAGTGCTACTGAGTGATTTGAATTGTTTTCGGATGCTGTCGAGGCGGTTGCTCACCCCTTCAAACACTCCACCTGTGTCTTCACTAATGAGTGAATTTCGTTTTGCAAAGCTTCGGAATTTCTGAAGCTGTGCATGTTCTTCTGCGAGTCTGGTAATATATGATCCAAACTGATCATAGGGATTTCCGCCTTCGCGTATATGACGCAACATTGCACGTGCGCCGTTTAAATTGATATAGGGAAACTTGTAACGTTCACCTTCGGCATTTTCAATAAAGATAGCATTTATATTACGACTGCGTGAACCGCGTACTTCTTCATCAACGTGTTTGCGGTGACGTATAATTATACGAGCACTTTCTAACGTCTGATAACTACTGCGGGTACTGCCGTAGGGTTTACTCAAACTTTCCTGAACTGGTTCTGCGGCCGCGGCTTTTGCTTGATAGGCAAAATCACGTGGTTCAATATCCTTGCCAAATGTTCTCAGTGTATACTCTATAATGTTACGAGATGCTAGATTTCGTAGATTGTTTAGCAGTGGTTTAATAGATTCAATGTCAGTACTGGCACTGACACTTACTTTTAATTCTGTTTTTTCGTCAGTGTCTTCGATGTTGACCATCACTTTGGTGTCTTTGCAGTAAAATCTGCGTGCTTCAGCTGGATCTACGGTGCTACGACCATCATCGGTAAACAGCTCAAGTACAGCGCCGTGGCCCTTGATTACCTTAAAAACTTGTTCACTAAACTTATCTAAATTAATTGCCATATTATTATTTATGATTTTAAATCAGACCAATGGGCATTGGCATTAACATTTCATCATCAGCAAAACTGTCCCTGAGATCGTCAAACGTTGTTTCATCATACTGACTGACCACCATGGTCATGCGAACTACTAGCAGTGTTGCCATGACTAAGTCGTCGGTTTCGCCGGGCTTGGCTGCATAACTGTTCGAAGCACTTGCCACAAAGTTTTTAACTTCTCGCAGAAGATTTTTGCTTTTAATTTTTAATTTGTTACCTTCGACCCACTGTTTGAACTTCGCGCAGGCAGTTAACTTGCTTCGGTTAGTGGTGTTGAATCCTCGTCTAAGACTACGGGCGGCGCCGGGTTTCTTGGGTTCGCTCAGGAATGTTCCAGGTATGTTTTCCTCGCCCATTTCACTGACCACCACAAGTGCTGCTTCGCCAAGAGTATTGTTTTCAATACTCCAGTAAATTTCACTTCTGGGTGCACGCTCCTGTATCTGTTCGCAGATGTCTTTGAGTACACGTATCTGTCCCTGCACTGGAGTTTTATTGTGTTGCCACTCGGCTACCTGTGTCATACCAGGTAGTGCGTATACTTGTATCGCGGCCGCATCACCACCAGTGCCCAGACTGGGATCTAGCCCCACAACATAAGTGTGACCATCACGTATGGTATCATACCAGCGTATCTGACCAGTTTTGTGTAGTGGTTCCTCTGCCGTCATATTAACCAGGTGTAGACTGTTGATCAACGTTTCATCAAACACAATAAACTCGTTCAAATGCTCGCGACGAAAACGTTCTTCACCAATCTTACCTCGCTCAACACTGGCCCAGATTTCATCACGATCCGGGTGCGCAGTCCAGTCTGCACTGAAACCCTTGAATCCGTTTTTGCCCACTGCAGTGGTGTTACCATATTCGTCCACACATTTAATGGCGTCCTTCCAGATCTGTGCGAACTGGTCGTCATCCTGATTAGGGGTACTGGTAATAATACATTTACCGCCGGTGGACAATGTAGGCGACAATGATGTCCAGAATTCCTTGGCGATATTGGGTCTTACGAACGCAAATTCGTCCAGATAGGCCAGTGATATAGAAAGACCACGGCCAGTGTTTTCTGTAGTGGCCTGTGCAATGATCCTACTGCCGTTGTCAAATTCAATACTGCCTTTGTTATAACTCACAGCACCGGCACGCAAATAGTCTGGCAGTGTTTCATAGGCAAATCGTATTCGGCTCATGATTTCCTGGGCACCACTGTATTTGTGTGCTGCGATCAGTATAGTCTGATCGGGGTTAAACATAGCGTACCAGAGTAGGTATCCGGCCGCGGCCGTGGACTTACCCATCTGTCGGCTAATCAATGCAATACTGTAGCGGTAATTGTGATAGGTATCAACTAGTTCTTTCTGATAATCAAATAGCCCGAATCGCATGCGACCCTTTGTGGGATGCTGAATCCAGCAATGATTAATCATAAAGTATTTTGGATCCATGGCGCAACGTGCTATTTCTTGAATTTGTTGTGAAGACAACTTATCCAATCGATAGGGTTTTTTGACTAGATCTGTATTGGCAGTGCTCATATAATTATTTATAGACAGAAAAGGGGCCCAGCCCCAGTTTCTGTATCTTGTGTATTAATTATTTGTCGGAAATTTTATGTTTAGTAACTTTTCCTGACCACTTGGGTAACTTGATATCTTTACCGGTGGCACCGAATGGTGAAAAATCCCAGTTCTTGACTTCGCCAGTGGCGCTGTCGGCACCCTTTTTAGGACGGCCGCGGCCTTTCTTCACACCAGTGTCTTTCTTGGCCAGTGCCTCTTTTTCTTCGTCACTGGGGTCATAGCTAGTACCGTAAGTGCCTTTATGACGATAAACTTTAGACTCGGCTTCAGCCATGGCTTTAGTTTTCTTAAGATCAGCGGGTGCATACTTCATGGTCTTACCGTCTTCACGTTTGACATGATAGTACTTACCGACTTCTGGTTTATCTAATTTAACTACTTTGCCAGTCATTCCGCTGGCAACACATTTAACATGATCGCCGACCTTGAAATGATCTTCCATAACGGCTGCTTCACCAATTTTTTCTGATTTTTTCTTCTTGTCGGCAACTGCCTTCTTCATTGGTTCAGTCTTATCGCCGTCCTTGTCCATGTCCAGGAAATCGGGTTTGGCTTTCTTGGACTCTTTGAAAATTCTGTATTCAGCACTTAGGCTTTCAAAAGTATGATCTTTGACTGAACCGTCGTCGATGGTAACAGGATGTCCACCAACGCCAAGGTATCGACGCAGGCTAGTGTCTACTGGAGCACCAGTGGGTTGATCCATGACACGTGATTCTGGTTCGCCGGTTTCTGCTGGAGTATTTGCCCACTCACCCATGGCATCAGCACCACATGCGACTTCAGCATCGTCAGCGTGTACACTGTCTAATTTTGCCAGTCTGCCTAGGATCGCATGGATGTCGTCAGGACCCTGTGTTACCATTGGTGATTCAGCTGGTGTTTCTGCAGGAACTGCTGCCTGTTGTGTTTTAACAAGACCAGCAAGTCTGATCAGATCGTCGATATTATTAATGTTCATTTTATTTCACCTTGTATTCTTTGGTTAATTTTTTACGTGCCTTGGTTAATTCATCAATGAATCTTGTTTTATGACGTTCGCCATAAAACTTGTCGGCTTTGGGATTCTTTACTTCTGAATAAGAATCATTGGTTAATAAAGCATCGGCACGGCGTGCAAGATCTTCAATACTCTCCATGCTTTCAACGTCGGCCTGCTCACCGGGTTCCAGTTTGTTTCTAACACGAATAAACGCCTCACCGATTTCTAGTTTTTCAATTAATTCATTTACTAGTACAGCAGGGCTCAGTGGCAGTCTTGTTTTAAAATCAATGATGTAGATTTCAGCAGCATTTAAATTATAAAAATCCAGTGGTGCTCGCTGAAGAATTGTTCTTTTAGGTGTTTCAACATCAAAGGCGTCGTACTTGCGCAGGTGCTTTTCCAATAAATCCAATTGATCATCAGAAAGTTCAACTGCAGTCTTGAGACGGAACTCATGAACTTTTGCGCCTTCGGCCAAATATTTTTGTAAACTTTTCATAGTTTTACTCCAGTACGTTACTATTTAGCATAAATTATTATTTTTCCTGCTTCATCTGATTCATAATAGCACTGATAATTTCATTTCTATCAACTACTACTTCACCAATGCCCTCGATTGGGGATTCCTCAGCGTCGCTGGCTTCTCGAGACATCTGCCATTCTAGTTTTTTTTCTTCAAGATCTAATTTTTTCTTCTGCATCTGCATCTGAATTAATTTTAATTTTTTGTCTAGTTTAGATTGCTTGGCAGTTATTGCATTAGACATCATTTTGGCTGCGGCTTCAAACACCGAGGCTGCGTGGCGATCCTCTACGTTCTGTCCCAGATCCATGAGGTCCTTGAATGCACCCATGGCTTGATCAGCATATGTATCCATGTCAAGGTCCAGTTGTTCAAGTCCCTTGACTGGTGCTAGTGCTCGATCAATCTTGTCGGCTTCCTGTAATGCAGACTGTAGTACGTCAATGTCAGTGGTTTCTGGAATGGCAAAATCAGAATCATTTTCCGACTCATTGACACTATCCAGTGGTGGTAGGTTAAACACTTGCTCTAATTTTTTAGTCATTTTCGTTTACTTTTTTTCTTACTACCCTGTGGCGAGCGAAATATTTCATTTTCAGTAATGATACGAAACCCCATACCCTGCTGGCCAGCCCACTGCCGTGCCATTTTCCATTTTGCTTCATTAATAATAGCGTGTGCTTTATCATAATTGCTAGTAGCGTTACCAACAATTTGTTTGCTGGGTTTTATTTCTACGATTTCAGCATGTTTTTTTCCAGCCATGTCTTCATAAATTATAAAGAAGTCAGGAACATAATTTGTGGGTTTACCGCTGAGTGGGTTAATATAGGGTATACGATGACTTTCGCTGGCCCAGCCTAGTATATTGGGGTGACGATCACACATACGCATGAACTGTAATTCCCAACCACTGCGATATCTTGGTAAATGTTTACCTAGATATTTTTCTTTATTGATTGGTTCATACACACCCTGTTGGAATTTGGCCATGCAGATATTTATTGTTGTAATTACAGATCGTTTTCAATCTGTATATTTTCAGGAGTCAGTGACACTTGCCAGGTCACTGGTGCGCTTTCGCTGTAATCCAGTGTGTCGCCGTTAACAGCAGTTAACATGCAATTGTTCATAATTGTCTGGCGTGTGTGGCCTTCGATGCCTAATTGCTCGATTATCACCTGTCGTATGTAATAACGATTAGTAGCCAGATACAACCCCATGCCAGTGTCAATATTGGGGGAGGTTACACTCTCGTCGCCACCGAGCGGATCTGTATAATTTCTGATACCGTAGGAGCTATTATAGTACTGTTCAGTATAAGGTTGAATTATATTTGCATAAAATTCGTTGTCGTGCGTGTCATAGACTGTGAACGTTGCAGGACCGTAGTTCATCCTGGATTGAACTACACGTTTTTTGTTATATTGATTTAATGTCTGTGTATCAAATGTAATACTGGGTAATGTTACATTGGCGATTCTTTCGAACACGTAAGTATTGCTAGTGATTTCAGTGTCCACAACAAAACTAACACGAAAATTAAACTTTAATCGTGGTAGCAGTGTTAGTTTAGTGGATCCACCAGCGCCGTTACCAACGCTGTAGATCTCACTAGCAAAATTACGGAAAGACATTGACTATCGTAGTCCAGTTATTAGTTGGTTGTTGCCAGAGCTGAGTCACTGAAACCGATGTTACCTTCTAAAAGGTCAGTTGCAGTGTCATCATTATGCATGGCGTTGTCGTAACGTAATGTAACAGTAATTAACTGAGCATCACTGGTAGCATAGTTACTTTCACCATAGGAAATGTTCTGAATGTAGCAACCCTGTAGAACCCACTGGTCAACATACTGAACAAAATCTCCGTTTGAGCCATCTAGAGTTTCGATAGTAGTGGTGAATTTATAATCAACACCGCTGCGAGCAGCTGACTGTGTTGCCATGTCTACCTGACGAGCCATCTGTGCATCAAGTGCTTTGATCACATTGTTGTTTAAATCGTCACGAATCGTAATGGTGACTGGTTCCCAGGAATGTTTACCAGCCAGGTAAATTCTTGAGTTATATGTATCAATTGTCATTTCATCGTGAGTCAATGTTGGACGTGTAACGCTTACTACGTTTGCGGTCAACTCGGTCCCGTCGGGATCAGCCACAAATGTAAATCCCACTCTGAAACGATACTGTAATTTTGGCATCAGTGTACCAGTCTGAGCACCATTTGTTGGTGGTACACTTAATGATGTTAAAACAGCCATGTCTTTCTCCTTAAAAAGTCGTATACATATATTTATAATATTTTTCAAAAAGAAAGACCGCCCTAGGGCGGTCTTGTTTTATAAGCTAACCTAAATTAACTTAATGCACCGGTATTAACGATGCGGATCGGAATGTATATAAATTCTGCTGCTTTTGTTGGTTCAACGGCAACATCAACATACAATTCATTGCGATCAATACGTGCAGGTGTATTATTGCTTTCATCACAGACAACAGCAAAGTCGTTTAATCCACGCTTGGCTAGGATATCTGCTAAGAAGCCTTCAAATACCAATTTAATTCTGGCACGTGTTGCAGCGTCATTGGGTTCAAATAAGAACGGACGGCTGATTTCATCAAATCGCTCACGCAAGTAAGCAACTAGACGTGCAACGTTGACACGATCAAGAGCACTTGTTGTGGCATGCAACGTTTTCTGACCCCAGACAACTACACCTTCAGCTGGGAAAGTGGCAATTGGGTTGAGTTTGTTGCTATACATGGCATCACGTTGGCCTTGATTTAGTGCAACTGCCTTGAATTCGCCTTCGCTGGTGATGTAACCAACAGCGCTGGCATTTTGCACTACACCGCGTGTAGTACCGGCTGGAGCGAACCAGGGGTAAGCGATGTTATCATTATATGCATACTGATATAATGCCATGTGACTGGCCGGAACCGTAACAGTGACACCAGCTGGTGTAGTAGCACGGCCTGCAGGATAGTATACTGCACTGTATGTGTTTTTAGTAATCAAACCATCTTCGCCATTTTCTGATGCAGTGTTGCCCTGGACCCAGGCCACGGCCTCAGTGGGTGTCTTACGCATAGGTGCATCAATGATGATGAAACCAGTTTCACCACGATCGCTGTTTAGCGTCACTAACTCATCAGTTAATTCTGGGAAGTTAGGAGCAGTCAACAATGTAAAGTTGCGCATTGGATCACGCAGGTCTTCATTGCCGGCAACTGCTGCTTGCATGGCGACTGTAATTACTTTGCGCTGTGCTAGACGACCGAATGCACCACTGCCGTCGGCGTGATTGCTGGCAGCATTTCTCCAGGCACCGGCTGTGGCATTGTATGCACGAACGGTGTTGGCACTCTGAGTCATGTTAACAGCCAATATACCCGAGGGGTACAGCTGATAATCAGGAGCGTCTGCAATTAGTGTTAATGTACCAAATGGCACATCTGTGCGGGTTTCATCAGAGAAATCAGCAAATAATACGCCATCTTGTGTTGTCTGATCAGTATTATCATGTAACATCCAGGCACTGCCGTTCCACTTGTTGAGTTTGGGATAATCACGCTCGTTAGCGCTGGTATCAACCCAGACATCGCCAACATTTAAGCTAGAACCATTTGAACGTGTAACTGGCTCTGTGGCGCTATATTGGATAGCTTCACTGGCAATTCTGTCCCAGCCAAAATGGCCACGAACCAGAATGTCCAGATCAGTCTGCGCATCATTAAACCACAACACACCGTCAGCAGGAGCACCAGTAGGCTCAGCATCTTGTGCATAAATGGTGCTGGTAATAGGCGTAGCAGTGCCGGCTGCAGTGTTGTCAACGGTAAATCCACCAACCGATGCAGCTCGCAATGAAAGCTGTAGATTTGTGTTAGTGAGTGGACTTAATGCAGCGATGCTTGTACCGTCTTGTAGTACATAAACTGAGCCACCAGCAGTGGTGGTTACACCTTGTACTGTTTCTAGACCAAATACACCTGCAGAGTTAGTCTTATAAACTGCTAGACGAACACCATTACCAGCACGGGTAGTTTTAACCCAGACATCACCAGTGACTGGGGATGCTGGTGCTGCATAGTGCTGACTATAAGTAACAGTAAATGTTGCGCTAGAATCTAAACGCACCCAGGAACCAGATACGCCGCGATAGTAAGTAACAGATACGTCTGTGGCACCATCGCTTAATATTGTTACTAGATAATCACCGTTGGTAACGGTGGTTGTTGGTGTATATGTACCCGCAACTTCACCAGCAGTGGCATCAGTGTTAACTTCTACGATGACATCCTGTAAAATCCAGGTACTACCATTCCACTCATGAACGCCAAATGCGCTGCCATCAGTGTCAATCCAGTAAGTGTTACCTGCAACTGGACCTGTGGGAGCATCTGCAGATGATACTAGTTCAGCTAGATCAATGTTGGCACGTACAACGTAGGCTTGTGAACCTTGACCTAGATAACTGTAGGCCGCTAGTAAACCGTATTCGCTTGTTTCGGCGCCTTCGCCGTCGGTAAACACTGGGTCACCGAAAAATTGTGTCAGTTCTCGCTGACTTGTTACTGGTACAACTGCACCAGCGACTGCAGATTTAGTATATTTCGCAATACCATCTGATTCTGTTCCTGTTGGGTCGATCTTGTCCTGACGTGTGGCAACAATCAATAATGGGATTGTTCCTGTGCCGGGTGACGCATATGCGCTCTCGTCAGTTACTGATACCGCAACACCTGGGGAAACTAAAGTAGCCATTTACCATCTCCTCTAGAAAATATTTGTGTTTTAGCAACTCAGATATTTAGCAGATCACTACTTATTCACCGAAGATAAGGTATTAACTACGTATTTAATATACTAAATACATGCTGTTTTAGATCTTCAAGATCTGAATCATTTGTAATAATATGATCAAAATGTTCGCTGGGTGATGCCCAGCGATATTCACTTTCATGAATATTATACTTGGCCATTAAATTTGAGCCGGTAATATTATCAGTGATGGCATCTGAATACCAGACTGGAGGGGCTCCACGACGTACTTGCCAGAGTTCTCCATGAAGGCCACGAACTGCGGAGATTTCATTGTAAAATCTAACGTCAGGAATCACCCAGTTACATTCCGGATTTTTTAATATTTCTTGTTTTACTAGGCTGATCCAGATCTGATCACTGAATCCTCGACGCATACAATCAGTACCGAAAAGTTGCAACACTAGTCGTGGAGTAATAGTGCGACCAGTTTCAGCAGTCCAGAAATCGTCTACTTGTTCACGCCAGTGACGACTCTCTACTGTATCACCCTCAAGTAAGGCACGATCCCAGCCAAAAATTGTACTAACACCGTCTTTAAGACGATCTGCAAAACTTATTTTTTTATAGCCAGTTTCAACTAGAATATCAGCAACTGTACCCTTGCCGCTGCCGATTAATCCGCAAATTCCAATAATTTTACCCATGATTATAACCAAAATTTAATATTTTAATTATAACAAAAAACCAAAAATAGTCAAAATTAGCCGATGACAAATCCCAGTCCCGAGCTGCCTTCGGTGTACAATCTTAGATCTTCTTCTAATTTTTCTAGATCGGCCTGGGCATCAGCTCGCAGTGCATCGGCATTTAGGCTGGTACCGCCCTGTGGGCCAGCTACTTGTGCAAATTTTCCGCGTGCTTCAGCCAGCATTAGACGCAACTGTGCAAATGAGTAGTCGCTGAGCCAGGGTTTCGCATAGGGATCAGTCAGTAACTCATCTTCGGATCGCTGTTTGAATACATGTAGATAGACATCATCATCAGAACGTATTCTGCGATGAATTAATAATTTATGTGTAACTGTGTTCCAGGTAAATGTATACTCGGCGCCAAATAGTCTGCCTAGGGACTCTCGCTGTTGTGCCAGCGCATCATAGACGGCCAGGCCGCCGGCACGTCCACTGTTATAGAGATAGGTATTAAGATACTGTGCTTCAAACGGTTCGAAATCATTGCTGCTGGTACCACTAACCCCGCTGCTGCGACGATATATGTCATAGACTTCAATGACGTCACTGGATAGTGTATATTCGCTCTGGTCGGTGATCAGACGCAGTGGTATAAAACTTTCCTGTACAGCATTTTCACTGCGCTGACGGAACTTGGCTAGAGCTTTATCAATAGCTAAATCGTAGTGCTCGGGGTCGGCTTCGACGTCAACCATCTGTCCACCTAGACGTAAAAACATTTCTTTAACTAATTTATCTCGCATAGTCATAATATGATCTATCTCCTGTACCATTATTTATAATAGTTCGTAACATTGATGTTCTGATAAATATCATAAAGGATTTTAGCATGCCACGACTAAGTTTATGGAAACCCAGTAAAACCAACGACTATTATTTTTTAGACAGAACTATCCGTGAACAATTTCAGATTGGTGGTACTGGCGCCTATATTCACAAATATATAGGGCCACAGAGTCAGGGCGAAACCGGAGATCCTGCTAGACCCAATTATGCCAGCGGACTTGAGGTTGATCCCATCACTGGCGATTACACCAATCCTCAGGGCGTAGTCAATGAAACAAAAATTCAGGATTTATTGTTCATGGAGAACCGCGATCGCCGTTACGATCCCGACGTCTATGAACTCCGCGGAGTCTACAACGTCAGTGACAACGATTTTGATCTAACACAATTTGGTTTGTTTTTAACCAACGATGTGTTGTTTATGACCTTTCACATGAATTCCATGGTGGAAATAATCGGACGTAGACTTATGCCCGGAGACGTTCTGGAACTTCCACACTTATTGGACGACCTAGCACTGGATGCTGGAAGAAAACCCATACCGAAATTTTATGTGGTCCAGGATGCCAACCGTGGCAGCGAAGGATTTAGTGCTACCTGGATGCCGCACATCTGGAGAGTAAAATTATCTCCGATCACCGACAGTCAGGAATACGGCGATATACTGGGCGATGCTGGTGATGCTGACAGCCTTAAGAACACTGTCAGCAGTTACAAGAAAGAGCTGGACATCAGCAACGCCATTGTCAAGGCAGCGGAAATTGCTGATCCCAATGGCATGGCGCTGATGGACCATCTGTTTGGCATTCAGCCCGAGTCCACTGCCAGTGACTGGAACTATGGCGAAGATATTCCCAACGGTACTAGTTTCCCACAGGGTGCAGCCGAAGGAACTTATTTTGTGCGCACTGATTTCAGTCCCAATAGATTGTTTGTTCGACGCGGCACTAAGTGGCATCGTCTTTATGATGAAGTCGCTGCCAGTACCTGGAGTGACAGGACATACAATGCCAGCACGTTTATCAATAATCCCGACAGTACTACTGTGGTCGCCGACGGATCAGAATTTCCCGAGCGTCAACCACTAAGTCAGACAATACTACCACAAGCAGATCTAGGTACTGCCAGCACAGACCCGCTGACTGACCAATTGGATACTGATTACACTAGTGACGATTACACCGATCCCGATTATGTTTAAAAATACCATGGAGAGTGACAATGACTATTAAATTACGATTAAGCAAAGGTTCCAAGCTATCTCATATAGAACTAGATAGTAACTTTGTTGAGTTAGATAACCGCGTAAGTGCGCTGGAATCAGCGACGCCTGGTGGGGGTGGAGAACACTATGTTATGGCAGATATCGCAGATCCTTTGCAGTTAAACGGTGTTTTGACCACAACAAACATTATCGAAAACGGTGTAGTTTCTTCAGAACTTGTAACCAGTTATGCGTTAGTCGGCGGCAGTACTTATAAATTCTATCTGGAGGGGTGCCACTGAACCATGGAATACTTTAGAAACTTCCACTCTACAAGTCGTACCTAATATCTGGCGTCGTGTGGCCTGGAGTGCGGATACTTGGTAAAACGGTAAATATACTAAAGCGAAAAATTATGCAATACTTTTACGACAGACAGATTAGACGTTACATACAACAATTTATTCGATTATTCAGCGGATTTAGTGTTGAAATGGGTACTAACTCTGATGGCACTAAAATATATCAGACAGTGCCAGTACGTTACGGTGATGTCAGTCGTATGGCTGCACACATTGTCAAGGACAACAGTGAAAACGTGGTGAATGCCACGCCGTTTATCAGTTGTTATGTCAGCGACATGGCAATTGCGCCGGATCGCCGAACACACAGTCAGTATTCCGACAAAGTTCAAGTCTACGAAAAAAAGGTCGACGAAGCCACGGGTGCGTACATTGACGAAGTTGGTAACACCTATCAGATTACTCGGTATCAACCGGTACCCTATGATTTGACCATGCAGGTTGACATTTGGACCAGTAATACTGAACAGAAGCTACAGTTGCTGGAACAAATATTGGTATTATTTAACCCCAGTCTAAACATCCACAGTACTAACAATCCCTTTGACTGGACCAGTCTAAGTTTAGTTGAACTAACCAACATGACCTGGAGTGTACGTGCTATACCCAGTGGTGCTGACGAAATCATTGATGTGGCTACACTACAATTTGAATTACCGATTTTTATCAGTCCGCCGGCCAAGGTCCAACGTCAGACACTGATACATACTATTCTTAATAATTTAAGCAGTGTAGACGATGAGAACCTGGACAATTTTAGAATTGGTGAGGAATTTTCCGCAAACTATCAATCTTATAAAATAGTAACACTGGAAAATTTTAAATTGAGATTCCTGGATGGTTATGCTTATATACTCAATCGTGCCGGTGGCAACACTGACGCCGACGGCAACGTATTAACCTGGCGTGATGCACTAACCAGTTACGGTGCACTGAAACCCGGCATCAGTCAGATACGCCTACGTCAGACTGCTGATCCCACTGACACCAGCGAAGATGTCATTGGAACTATTGAATTTGACGACACTGATCCCGGTCGGTTAATAGTCAGCATTGACTCCGACACACTACCGCCCAATACTCAGGGCACAGTCAATGCCATTATTAATCCCGGAGTTAATTATCCCGGAGATGGTCAATTACCGGCTGCAGCCGTTGGTCAACGTTATCTGATATTGTCGGATGTACCCAACTCCGATGTCTGGGGTTTAACTGCACAGGCTAATGACATTATTACTTACAACGGCAGCAACTGGACTGTGGCATTCGCTGCCAGTTCTAATACCCTGGGCCGTGAATTTATTGTAAACTTGTCCACTGGAGACCAATTTGAGTGGACTGGTACTAACTGGCAAAATAGTTATGAAGGCGTTTACCGAGAAGGCTACTGGCGACTCTACCTCTAAGCATGTATCTGCCAGTGGCTGCATATTTTTAGCACTGGATACTGGCAGAATTTGTCTACAGTTAAGGAACAGTCAGAGTTTCCATGGAACCTGGAGTTTCTGGGGCGGGCGTGCTCGGCGCGGGGAACGTCCAGTGGAGACACTGCTACGTGAACTGCGTGAAGAGATCGGCCTGTTACCGGATTTTGAGAAAATATATCCCCTGCATAAATTCACTAGTCTGGATCAGCACTTTGAATACAATGCATTTGTAGTCACTGTATTCGAAGAGTTCACCCCCAGTACCAACGACGAAACTGCTGGTTATGCCTGGGTCAACTATCACATGGTGCCGCGTCCACTGCATCAGGGAGCCAAGTTGGTTTTTGAAAATCCCGAGATGATTAAAAAAATCACCACTATACTAGAGACGCACACCAATTCTGGTGATATCAGAAACTGGCTGGATACGTTTTAACTGACTGACGTTCCTGTTGGCGTTGCTGGAAACGTTCACGCTGCCAGACTTGACTGCGATAATTTTTTAGTATGTAGTTCAGGTCGTTTCTGTAAGTTTCAACGTCAGACAGCGCAGTCTGACAGCCATCTTTAATATAGGTCTGTAGACGAGAGTTGGTGTTGGTGGCCACTCCACCAGTTTGTAGATACACCTGTTTGGTTAGGTAATAGTTGTAGTCGTCCAGGTAACTTCGTAGAATTCGTTGTTTGACGCAGTCATCGTAAAGATCAGGGATCAATTCCATCTGAATAGTATTGGTATATGAACTGACCCAGGCCTGATAGGGATCTACGGCATCATCAAATTCACCAAATTCATACTCTTCCAGAACCTGTATGTCTAGTCGTGTGCGTCGTTGCAAATATCGTTTTAGATAGTTGCGATGAATATACACAGCATTGCCGTCTGCGTAGGTGATACCGTTGCTGCGATGATTAGTCTTACAAAAAACCAGAGCATCGTCAATGTCAATGTCAGGGTGTTCAAATTTAGCGATGTCAATCTGTACATTGATGTCAAAAACATAGATGTGCTCAGTCAGTAAGTCGGGATTTAGTTGATCTATGGCATCACGCAGGCTGTCAGCATTGGTAACTAGTCGAGCATTCCCAAATTTAAGCTGGTGTGCATTAAATTTTTTACGAGCACGTTCGGGATTAGTGTCCGCAGAGAAAAATATCATAGAGAAATTTTCCAGCGTATAGCATGCCGGCAACGGTTGTTGTATCTCCTGTTTGCGCATTCTAGGATCTGTGCTGACTAATTTAAGGACATTCCAGTTCATGGGCTGGCGTGTAGAGCTATTACACATCGGAAAACAGTGCACACAATCACGTTGATTCTGATTAGGCCTCCAGCTCCAGTCAAAATCTTCACGTATTTCCATGCGATGATTCTGCAACCAGACATAGGGGTATCGATCTTGAAACTGGTCTGCAACCGAGTAGTCTAAAAGATCATAGACTTTGATTATTGGTAAATTGTTCAGGCGGCGTAGTGTAGCGCCGAAGGCAAGTTCTGTTTTAAACATTGGATAATCTTAAATCAACAACACCGGTGTGGCGACATTCCTGGCTGGCATCAACATCCACATAAACTGTTATACCGTACTCGGCCAGTGTTTTACAAAATCCCAGATCCTCGCCCTGATAACTACCGGTCTTGTAATCATAACTAAACGCGAACCAGGGCGCTGGAATGGTTTTAAAAACACTGACATCAGTTAACATACAACCCATGCCCACGGCATACACTGGATGTAGTCCAGTACTACTGGCTAGGCGTTGTGACAGATCAAATTGATCAGTAAAGGCAGTACTCTGGTAGGGCTGTGTTCGTGTACTGTAAGCACAGGCAACTACCGGTGACTGATGTCGCTGCAGTAGTTGATATATTGTTGCTGGAAATACCATGTCACTGTCTAGCCAGAGAATTTCACTACAGTTGGCTGCTAGCGCACTGTTTACTAGACGCTGACGTTGATCTGGTAGTATACTGCCACTCTCAAAAAACAACATAAATGGCTGTCGTTCTGTCGATAGTCTGGCAGTTAACTGTGCCAGACTATATGCAAACCCAGTGGTGACATCGTTCCTGACTGGTACGCAGATTGCCAACATATGAAATGAAAAAGTTGTTGATTATTTCAGCAGATGTTCAGGTACAATGTCCTGCGGAGTAACCGTCTGCTCGGCTTCCTTGGTAGCGTTGTTGATGTTGGTGGCGAAGATTGTACTGTAACGAACGCACTGTGCCTGATCTGCTGGACTTAGGCTGGCCATCTGCATCATAGTGTCGACGTCCACACGACCTTGACTCACCAATTGAACTGCACTGAGTTTTGCCAATGACTTAATGAAGGCAGCACGTTGCGCTTCCTGGTCCCAGGTTAATTCCGCAGTGGTATGATTTTGAATTAATTCTTGCTCGAGTTGTTCAAGAACGCCTAGAAATTCTGCTTCAGCGATAGTTCTAGACTGTGTTGTTCTAAGTCTATCAAGATCTTCTTGAACTCGATTTAATTTTGCCGCTGGTGTAACCAGTGGGCCCAGTACACGAGTCTGATACTCGAATTTATACATATAACATCCTTGTTGTCTGATTAATGTCCGCCAAAACTGGCGCTTAGATAAACTGTATTACCGGCAGTGATACCTACATAAGTACCCAGCTGACTGAGTGTACGCTGTGATCCACTGGTGAAGCCATAGTAGACCTGAATCTGGTTCATGCTAATTTGACTGCCAGTTGATGGTAACGCCATGTAAATTTACTCCGGTATTTCTTTATTAATAGTAACGCACAAGAATGATTCTGTCAAGTATCATGTACGTTGTATTTATGCCGTTTAACTACTACAATATAGACACCGTTCCACCATTGGTTAGGGTCTTCTTGTTCATTTAACAATATTTTTTCATAAAGTATATCAAAATTTGATTTAATAATTCCACTTCTAGCACCGTCCACTACACCCTGCCAGTTTGCATCATCAAATACTAAAATTGCAGTATCAGATATACATTCTTTGTAATAAAGTATTGCAGATTCTGTAGTTTGTTGTTCATGAGGCCCATCATAAAAAAATAAATCAATGTTTCGTATTTCAGTCACATCAACGTTAAACAAATCACTATCAAACACCGATAATTCACGTCCATTTTTTACTGCACGTATGTTTTCAATAAAAGAATCTTTGGAGTTTTTTGGCAATAATATTTTATGATCAGCAGGTTGTATATTTTCAATCCATTGATCTACAAAGTATGCAGACTTTATACTATTTGATCTAAGTACTGCTGTGGCAGTAGCACCTAAAAATGATCCAATTTCCAGATAGCGAGTCGAAAGATTGGCAAGTGATGTCAACAAAGATTGTACTCGAGTAGAGGTCAACCCTGGAATCATTACTGGTGTATATTCTTGGTTATCATGATATGCTATAGCATCAGATACTGCATTTACTAGTGGGTCAGAAGTAGTTCCACCTTTACTAGCATAAACCTTATCACAAAAGTTGCAATCCCAGCAATCAAATTTACAGTTTTTTATGATACTACGCCAGGCATTTATTGGGCGTTCTTCAAGATTATTGTCAGAAATGTATTCATTGAAATTTGGAAATAATATTTCATGACCTTTTACAAATTTTTCAATAATAGACATTGATTCAAATAAACGATTAATACTTTCTCGTCCGTGCAGTTTAAACGTATCAATGCCTAATTCTAGTAGTTCAACCCAATCAGATCTCCATGGAGGCAAATTGGCAGTTTTTAACATTATTGCCGAGTCATCAACGTCCCATTTCTGGCAGGAAATTCGAGCAATGCTTGAATTAAAATATTGCGGGTCATGCATTGTGCGTGTGCAATTGTACTGATAATGTTCGGTCATGATCGGACAATTTCCCGCACACCCCTCATTTGCTAGCAAACTTATCTTGAGATCAGGAAAAAGTTTCTTAACTCGTATAATTTTTTCCAGTTCGTCGCGATCCCTCATCAAATCACGATCTAAATTAATATAATGAAATCCAGCCTTCGCCTCGGAATAAACTTGATTAGCTTTATATGTATCACGCAATATTGTATTCTTTATTAAAAGTTCAGGGAATTCTGATTGTATCTTACCGGTCAATAACCACTGCGTATGCGGGATAGTTGCACTCCGCACGCCAGCGTGATACAATGGTTTGAAATTTTTAATAAATGTATCTAGATTTTTCTGATCAGATCTAACATATATATTATTAAATGTTGCTGAAATTTCAACACCAGTTTGTGATTTAATAAACAAAGCAGAGTCAATTACTGACTGGTGATATTCTTCAACAACAAAAACATCCCCCATTGCATCCTGCGTAAAGGGTGCAATGCGAGACGTGAAATATATGTCGTAAATATAGTCTTTGTACCGCTGTACAAAATTTACAAAATACTCAAATTGTTTGTGATTTAATTTTGGGTTCAGCGGTAAGCTGAATATTTTCTGATTTATTGGCATGCGAATCTAGTAGATCTGGAATAGACATATTTTTAGATTCAAGATATTGATTTACTTGATCTTGTGTGTTCAAGCTGATTTTATGTAGACCAGCCTGAATTAGGCCTGAATATTCAACGGCAACAGTTAACGCTTGTAGCTGATCTTCTTGCGCCATCATTGCGATGCTATCCATGTTTCCAGAACCAACCCGGCCGTAAGATATAATATCCAGAGCTGCTTGCTTGCCCATTCGGGCGATCCAATACTGGCGTTCTTCTTCTTCGTTATTCTGGAGGTAGTAGTCAAGATCACGATCTTTAGTTATATACTGCTTGATTACGTCCAGAAATGCCTGCATTTCATATTCACTCTGCCTGAGTTTACGCTTCCAGATAGTGATATCGTAATCATTTTTATCAATATCAATCTGAATTAATTCTCGATCCAGTGGGTCAGTTGTGTGCTCTTGTTGTTGCAACCATTTTAACCTCATAATTTCAGCACGTCTTAAACTGGCCTTAATTTCTTGATAGGCATGATACCTAACCTCTAATTCCATTAGACTTTGACGTACCTGTTTATAAGGCGTAATCTGACTGTTTGCAACAAAATGCTTACACTGGTATTGGGTCATTCCAGAATCAGCAATTACGGCATTAGTTATGATGTGCCGATCTAATTCGGAAAGTTTATAACGATCGACAAAATCAGGATCTAATTTAATTTCTCTGACTTCGCTTGATACTATGTTATGTTCGTTGATTATATTAGAAGTAATATCCATTACCTTTAACTCTCCATTCTTCTTTTCGATTATAGTCAGTATCGCTTATAGTTCTACCCAAGGCAGCAGCCTGTTTAAGTGGCATACCGATTCCCAAGTAGTCTTCATAAAGAATATTTAAATCCCAGACGCTGGAACAAGATTCAAATTTCTTTAAAATAATCTGCATTTCAACCAATAAGCGAGACAGTTTGTCATTAAACTCTTCAGACTTTTGTAATATTTTATTGGATAATGTAGTTTTGTCAATATTTCGTTGTACGGATATATAATCTAAAAATGGGGTCACGTGCCCAGGAACTTCACCATAGGTTAGCCACTCCTGTGCTTCATGTCGCTGTATCTGCCAACTTTCAGTTTCCAGCTGACTAGCACTGCGCATTGTTAGGTAACGGCGCTCAAATTCAGTTTCAATTATTTCACGAGCAAAGATTTTCATTACTGTTAAAATATAACCAGCGATTTCTGGTGTAATTTCAGTGGGTATTTTCTCTCCATACCAGCTGGTACGTGCTTCCCAGACTTTAGCCACCGGGCGTATTTCTCCAAAAAATGTTGTGCCATAAAATGCCGTGTCTTCGTCGATTTCAATAATTTCTTCAGCAACCCAAACTGCCTTCATGGTCTGATAAAGACCTTCACTCATCTTCACACATGTGTAATTCATCAAACTATACATTTCCTGACATGTCATGTTATAATCTCCGCCGGGATTACCATGCAATAACCCTTCAACTGATCGGTGTTTGACAATAATATAACGATATGGTGGTTGCTGTAGTTCTAACCCAGCATCGTCCGAAAACACCGTTTCAGCATATAAATTTAATAGTTCGTTGGTATAGGTCATCACTGAAGTTAATATAGTGACACTTCTACCTTCGGAATCGATTGACTCGTCTGCAGTTGTAACTATATCAATATCTGGATTAGTGACTGCTGGATTTGCTTGAATGCGCACATTTGAGTCTGTTGTTTTAACTGTAGTTGTTACTGTTACTAATCCCGGTATTGATTTTTCATAATCAGTGAGTGTAACATCTTCTTGAGTGGAAATTTCAATGTCTGAATCCACTGAAGAGATATCTATAACAAGTATAGCATTATATATTACTGATGGTTGAATAGTATTGATATCTGAATCAGTCAATATTATAGTTGTTTTATTTCTATAGTTAACAAGTTTGCTCATTTTTTTACCTTATATTGCTACTGTTTGGCCACAGACTGTGGCGGCAGCGCTACTGCAACATCCGGAACTTTGGCCAAAATGTCCCTTGGGCTGTGCTGCTGTACCTAACTGTGTTAATGTATCGTTTAAGTAATTATATTTAACTGTTTGATTATTCTGCTGTCCGTCATAATTACCCAACATGTATCCATGATCCTGACCCATTTGTAAATTTTCTTCGCCACATGCCCTGACTTTTGTCATTGTGAGAATATTGGTACCTGTAGAGTCACTAAATTTAGTAATACCTGTAGTTACGTTGCCCCCGTTGCCAGCATAATGGTACCCACGCTTTGTGGACAATATTTTACTCCAAGCATCAGGTGAAACTGAAGCACTGAATGACGCCCAGCTATCATTACTATACGTAATATATTGTTTCGATCCGGCAATTGTAAAATACCCACGTGTTTCTCCGTGACACCCGGAAGTAAACCCTGTACCAGCTGGGTTACTTGTGGTGGTAAACATAATTTCGCTAGGCATGTGAAATTTCTCTGTTACAGCAGATCCACCACCAGTTATATAACCAACTTGCCCAATTTGATTAACTGCTGCGCCTTGATAAATTCTAGCTACGCTCATATTCCAACCCCCAATACCAGATGTACCAGTGTTAGTTGGAAACCCAAACCCTGATCCAGGTGGGCTGTGTGTGCCACCTCCGCGTGTTCGTAATGTGCCATTGGCTAGGCTATAGCTTTGTGTTCCAGCATTTGTAGTTGCATATGCATCCGCCGCATTATGCACATAACCATTCAAATCACTAAAAGTCCCTTCAAGGTAGTTGGCAGCATAGGCTAGTTGCTCACCACAGTACATGGTAATATCAGTAGCATGCCATGTTCGATTGAGTGCACGCCAAGGGTTGGATCCTTTATACCCGCCAGCCAGATACCCATGTGTAAATATACTACGATACAAAAACCCGGACTGCGGTATCATTGCGGCGTTTCCTGGATAGTTCCAATAGGCACTGGAACCATCATTGAATAACGCTCCTCCCACTGCGGCGGCAGATGGCGCCGGATACATACCGGGAAAAACATTTGTTGAACCTGAATAAAATGCCATGTTAAATATAATTCGCAGTTACTGTGGCGGCAGCGCTTGAGCACAATGCCGAACTCATTCCAACGTGTCCTTTAGGCTCTGTTAAATATGTCATCACCGTCATCACATCAGTATTATACATTACTTTAAATGTATAATTGTTCTGTGAACCGTTGTATTGGCCTAGACAATAGCCCCATTCTTGTCCCATTTGCATGTTTTCTTCTCCAAGTGCACTGGGTTTGCTTAACGAAGCAGTAATATATGTGCCACTCGAGTCACTCCACTTACCGAATCCCACCGTAACATTGCTACTAGTACCACAATAATGATATCCTTTTTTAGTACTCAATACCTTAGTAACACCGTCAGTAGAAAAACTAGTACCAGGACTCCAAGTTGACCAAGCATCGCTACTATAAGTCTGATATCGCAAATTACCACCTAAAGACCAATAAGATCGCTCAGCACCGTGCGATGCAGTTGCATGTGTTGATGTAAATCCAGGGCCAGTGGTGGTGTACATTATTTCTGTGGGCATATAAAATTTATCGCACCCTGATGATTCTGGTCCACCAGTTATGTATCCAATTTGACCAGTTTGATTTACGGCACCAGCAAAATAAGTTCTAGTAACGCTCATATCCCAACTGCCAGTGCCAGCTACAGAACCACTACCATAAGCTATTCCTTGCCCATCATTGGCCGGGTCTTTACCAGTATATCCAAAAGGACCACTGGGAGATGCGCCAGTGAATCCTGTCCCCATGTTCCGACCTATTCCTGTTGCAAGACTGTAACTAGATGTACTAATACCACCAGTATAACTACCATCAGCACCGTGCACATACCCGTTAAAATCACTAAACGTGCCACCGCTGTAAGCACTTGCCGCATACAGTTGCTCGCCACAATATGCAGTCACATCAGTTTGGTGCCATGTTTTGTTTACTGATCTCCAGGGACTCCCATCTTTGTATCCGCCAGCAGTATAACCGTGTGTGAAAATGCTACGTGTCTCTAATGCGCCAGATGGAGTAGATTTTGAACTACCAGGGTATGCCCAAAATCCCGCACTTGTACTACTAGATACTAGATTAGATCCGCGTGACACCGTGTTGGGAATAGGGTATATTCCTGGTAAAAAATTTATTGATCCAACATAAAAAGCCATGTTAAGTCCTATTTACCCCGCATACTGATGCGGATGCGTGACTACAACAACCTGAACTTGTACCGTAATGCCCTTTGGGCTGCGCCGCAAATCCCAGTGTTACTTCAGTATCTGTACTATACGTTGTTTTAGTAGTCCAGTTGTTCTGTTGCCCATTATACATGCCCAACATGTATCCCCAGTCTTGTCCCATTTGCTGATTTTCTTCACCAAAATTCCCTAATTTATTCCAACCAGCCATATAGGATGTAGTGGCGTCACTGAATTTCCACCTGGTAGAGTTGGTATTACCGTAGACACCAGCATAAAAATGTCCATATTTACTCATCAGTGACTTATTGTTGCCGTCGGAATATCCACCGTTAAAACTCCAGTAAGTAAAAGAATCATTGCTGTATGTCATATAATAACCCTGTGAATTGGAACTGTTACCATTACAATATGCACGTGTCTCTCCACCAATTGCATCAGTTGCACCCCAGGTTACTGGACTGCTAGTTGTTGCATACATTACTTCTGAAGGGAAATGAAGTTTATTTGTAACTGCTGAATTGCCACCAAATATGTAACCTGCACCATTCACTTGCGTACTAGCACAGCCAATATTCATGCGCGATACACTCATATTCCAGCTTCCAGTTGAATTAGGGCTGGATTGGCCGCTACCGTAGGTTAGGCCATCAGCCACCGGGTTATGGCCTTGATATCCATAAGGGGCGCCACCAGATCCAAAAAATACACCAACGTCACTATTACGTTTTCTGTTAACACCATTAAATAGGTTATAACTGGAGGTGTTTGCGTATGCTCCTTGGAATGCTGGACCGGTGCCATGAACATACCCGTTGTAATCACTGCAAGTACCATCAATGTAAGATGCCGGTCGATCTATCTGCTCACCGCAATACACCGTAATATCAGTCTGATGCCAGGTTTTATTTACCGATCGCCAGGGACTTGAGCCTTTGTAACCGGCTGCCGTATAGCCATGTGTTAGGATTGTTCGATATCGCCAACCAGAGCCTGTGGCGGCTGAGGAATTGCCCGGATACGCCCAGAAACCAGATGTGCCATCATTGCTAAGTGGTGACCCACGCGATGTTGCATCAATTACCGGCATGTAACCATTGGGGAATACTGTAGTTTCACCGATTTTGAAGGCCACGTACCTGCTCCTTGAGATCGGTGATCTGCTGTTGTTGTTCTTTTATTGCTTCAATTAGCAAAGCCACAGTGTTTTGGTAGTTGACGGATTTTGTTTTCATGTCGTCGAGTCCCTCATGAACTAGCTGCGGTAACACTTGCTCGACTTCTTGGGCTATTAATCCAACTTGATTATCACGGCCGTCTTTTGTATACAGTCTACCGTTCAATGCACACACCAATGTCAGCGCACTTTCAATCGGCCTAATGTTAGATTTTAGTCTAACATCTGAATTGGTGATAATATCACCACTGGCTGTTATATTACCAGTGACTGTTACCGACGACTGTATATCCACTTTAGTAAAATCATTGGAGTAATTTAATATCATATCTCCAGTGGTGGCCACAATACAGCGTTTGCCCCTGCCCAGGAAGTCCTGTCCAGCCGTCTAGGGTGTAGGCATTTTCAGCATTACGAGATATATCTACACGCAGACCATAAGTGTTAGCACCGTTCCAGCCCATGAGTGTTGGATATGTACCCGACCAAGCCACGTCGGGGTTAGTATTATTTACTGCGCCGCCGTTAGGGCTGGTTCCAGCTGAGGCATCAAAAATGGTATGGTTATTGCCATAGTTTTTCCAGCCGAGTTGACCCACTACATTATTGATGACAGTGCTGTCATTCCAGTTGGCTCTTGATCGGCTGTAGGTGAATCCAGTGCTGTCAATACCGTCCAGCGTTTGTGCATTACCATCAACCAGTGCAGTTACTGGAGCTTCCCATTTGGTTTTGGTAGAGTTATATACCCAGGTCCTGCCAGTGGCAGTGTATCGCTGTCCATTTGTCGGTGATGCTGGAAATGATAATGCCATTACTTGTTGTCTCCATTCAATCTTGCAATTTCAGCTTCAAGTGCTGCAATTTTACTCTGATATTTACTGTCTAATTCTTTGATGGCTTCAATCAGCAGCGGTACCATCTTTTCATATTTAACTGTTAGATATTCACTGCTGATTGGTGCCTCGGTTACCACTTCAGGCAGTACTGCCTGAACTTCCTGAGCGCTGACGCCCACCTGTCGTTCAGGGTTGCAGTAACCCAGAGATTTGGCGGTGTCATTTTCACGGAAGTAATAACCACTGATTTGATTGACCTTGCTCAGTGCATTAGGTATAGTGCCTTCGAAATCTTTAAGCCTAGCGTCTGAATAATAGGCAGTTACGTCGTTGGTGGCACGTATTGAACCACTGGTCCCACTGGCAGTTGTCCCTACACCCAGGCTGTTAACCTGCAGATCTGTGGTGGCACCCACAGTTGGGTTAGCTTCAACCCAGGTATTAGCATAGTAGATGTTTAGCGTACCATTTTCAGTGTCAAACCAAAGATCTCCAGCAACATTGGCACCGCTGGGTGCCGAATCAGCTGAATAAATTGCCGGTAACTTTTTCCAACGTTGCCAAGTTCCGCTATTTTTGCCACGCACTGCAATTGCGCCGGATCTATAGTCAGCCGCAATCTGATGCTGCCAGTCAGCGCTGTATGCCTGTGAGTATAGTGCACCATCTGTGGAGTTACCGCTGAAGTTGTCAACTCCACTAGTATAATAAGTGATACCGTTGCTGTTCAATGAGTCAGCGCCGACACCGCTGTTACTGCCAGTGTTGCGGAATCCAACACCGTCTATCTGATCTGCATTGCTGGCTGTACCAGTTAAATTACCAACAAACGATCCAGTATTGACTGTTACACCAGAACTGTTGAATGTTGCTACTGTTGTCCTGGCCGTGGGATCAATTGTGTCAGAAGTGCCGTATTGTATTTGCACACCACCATAGCCAGCTAGATATAACTTGTCACCGGCGCCGCCGGCATTACCAAACACCACAAACCCACCGACATTGTTGTCCTGCATGGCAATACCCGAATAAGTACCGTTGTCGACAGTGTTACGGAATACTAGATAATTGTTGGTGTTGGAATCTACCAGTGCCGTAGTACCCGCAGGTACTGAACCTACCCCGGTAGGAGTGGACGCGGTCACATGGAGTTTGGCGGCTGGACTAATATTACCGCCTACACTGAGTTTTCCAGAACCAGCGACAATGACATCCGACCCGTCGCTGCCACTAGTGGTGTTAATATATAGTGTGCTCCATGCACTTAATGCATTATTGTGTGCAAATACGCCGCCAATTGTACCGTAGGTTCCCAGAAATATTGCTCGATCCGAACTGGAGTTCTTAGACAGGATTCGGCCGCGCCAGGTACTAGTGGTACCGTTGGATTGTGCAATCAACGAGCTATCTGCGTCATTGACTGTCATGCTATAGGTAGTGGTATTTCCACGTGCAGTGACTGTTGCTAGGGTATCAGATTCTGCAGTCAAGAAACCACTGGGTGAACCAGTACTGATCCCAGTAACGTGGCCGTAGGTATCAAAAGTAACACCAGTGACAAACGAGTTAGTGGATGCAGTGACATTGCTGACACTGCTTGTATCGGCGTGGCTAATAGTAATGCTGCTGGCGCCAGTCTGATTGGCTGTTCCCAGCTGGCCGCCACCAGAGAGGCCAGAGCCAGCTGTCACTGTCATTGCGCCGTCACCAACTGTCACAGTAGCTGATGT